GCAGGCGCCTGCCGGTCGACGCAGGCAGCCGACAGGAGCAGGACGATCGCCAGTAGACAGGACCGCGTCATGAAAAGTCCCCGTACTGGTACGTCAGGCAGACGCGCACCGTGCCCGTCCCGCCTGTGGTATCGGCACTGGCACTGATCTGCAGCCCTTTGTTCTTCGGGTCGAATGCGCCGTAGCCGAAGTTGTACTCATTGACCGCCGCCGTGCGATGCGCCGTCCCGGCCGAGGCCGTACTGAGAAAGAAACTCGGGGCGGAAATGAGATCGGTCGTGTCGCCTGTGAACCGGATGCGGAACGCGGGATCGCCCGAGAACGCACTGGCAGTGCGCGTCACGTAGAACACGCAGCGTACCGGCGTCAGGATGACGTTGGCCGTCGCCGCTACCAGCGTGATCGGCACGGTATTGAGACTGTTGATCTCGGCCGCTGTCAGGACGCGGACGATCTTCAACGTGCCCGGTGTCGTGCCGCCCGCCGCCGCCCACGTCCCATCGCCGCGCCAGTACGTGCTGCTGGTCGCGCCTGATCCGCCATTGAGGTTCGTGACGGGCAGGTTGCCTGTCACGTCATCGCTGTCACTGAGATCGACCGGCAGCACCTGCTCGCGCAGCTTGCCCGGCTGCATGAACTGAAACAGCTTGGACAGCTGCACGTCGATGAACCGCATGGCGGCGGACGACGGTTCGCGCGGCACGCCGCTACCGGGATACGGGCCGAGATCGCCATCCGCCATCAGCGCCTCCCGACCTCGAAGATGGGATCGATCGCGTAGCCGTACTGGAGCACATCGACGCCTGCCGTGTTCTGGCGAAACTCGATCTGGACCAGCTGCCCCACGCCCAGCCGACCCAGACGTTCACGTCCCGTCGTCAGATCGTGACTGAGGGTGGTACCCGCGCTCGCGTTCAACCAGCCGATATACGGGGTGACAGTCAGGGTGCCGGAACTCTCGACCTCGCTGAACAGACTGAGCTGCCCGAAGTAGTGCGTGATGTCGGGATCGCCGCCGCCCACCCCGGCATGCGGACGGGTTTTCACCAGATAGTCGATCGCGGACGTACTGCCACTGATGTCGGATTTGGTCGACTGGTTCATCAGGTACAGGTAGCCGTCGCTGGCCCCGATCGTCGGCCGGATCGCATTCGCATCCGATTTCAGCAGCATGCGCGACACCGGCGTGAACGCGGATGTTTGGTGAATCCCGAGCCATTCACCCGTCTCGATGCTGTAGCTCACCCAGCGCGTGAGCGTGCTCGCCCCAGCGGCAGGCAGGTGCAGTTCGTAGCAGCGCGTCACGGGGTTGTACCCGGCGACCGCGTTCTCGAAATAGGTGCGGTTGAAGTAGGTATCCGTCGTGAACCACGGATCGACTTTCCCCGTGCCCAGCGATCCATCGCTGAGACACCGGATCCCCTTGTCGTCGTACGCGTACACGCCATCGTCCCAGAGCCAGTACACCGTGTCGCGGATCACGACGACCGACTCCGGCGCGAGACAGCCGATCTCCTCGCTGATCGTCTCGACGCGGAAATCATCTGCACTGGTGCCGCTAATCTGCAGCAACCGATTGCGCTTGAACACGGTGAGTGCATCGCGGCGGGCACCGTACTGGATCACGCCGTACTCGTCCTCGCCGCGCGGGGACGCGAGCAGCCGATCGGTGCCGAAGGCGTAGATACGCGGCTCCGCTTCCGAGTACAGAATGTCGTCGCGGCTCGCGTACGCGCTGCTGGCCCCCCAGAGCCGCTTTTTCCAGACCGTCAGCAGGCGGAGTCGATCGCCGGGCGCCGATCCCGGCGGCAGGCCGAGCGTGGGGGCGATCCCGGCCAGTGCGAGACTCGCATCCGAATCGGCGCCCGTAAACGTCGTCGCGATATTCCCGTCCAGATCCGCCCACCAGTATTTCACCGTGCCTGCGCTCGCATTGCGGTAGATCCGGCGCGCGTTGACGGCCGACTGGGCACTGACCGGGATCGCGGTCAGCGCAAGATCCTGATTCGCGGGGGAAATGGCGTTGCTGACCGGACTCAGGGGGGATTCGGCGAGCACGGCCCCCGTGTCGGGATCTTTGATCAGAAAGCTGACCCAGACGGTGTAGCTGGTGCCCGTCAGCCCGGTCCCGGCCCCGGCCGCCAAGATCGGGGCGCTGGTGGGCGGCAGCGGCACGAAGGGACGGACTGTGTTCAGCAGTGGATCGTAAAACAGATTCTGGCTCGGGGTGTTCGCGACAATGACGCCGCGCTCGGCCGTGACAATGCGCGGCGTGAACCCGGTACTCAGCGTCACGCCCGAGGGGAGACTGGGCGTACTCACCGTGCCCGCTGGATCCACCAGCTTGATCGCCGTCCCTGCTTGCACGAGCGCAAACGCCATCTAGCTCACCACGTCCACGCGGCCGATGAAGCCGCGACAATTCAGCCCAGTCTTGACGGCCGTCCAACTCCCGCCGGACTTGCGGTAGATAAAGCCATCTACCGCGCTCGCGTCGGTACTCTGGAACGCCAGCAGCAGGCTCGTGTCGTAGTTGTGCACGAAGCCCATGCCGGGATGCTTGGCGGTCTGCGCCGCGTCGACGTCCAGATCGGTCGTCCAGCTCGATCCGTCGAACTTGCGCACATGCGTGATCGGCGTGCCCCCGCCCGGCGAGTAGTAGACAGCGTACAGCTCGCTGTTGTAGACGATCAGGCTCGCGTAGTAGTTGAACGCATTGGTGTCCGATCCGGTATCGCTGGTGGCGACGGTACTGTTGTCGGTCGCGAGAGTACGGATGAGCGCCGCCGATCCGGCATCGCCTTGGCAGCCAAAGTACAGCACGCCGCGAAAACTCGCCATGCTGGTGATGTACCCGGCCCCCGCCGCCGTCGTGTGGCGCAGCGTCCATGTCGTATCGACCCCGACCCGGAACGACCAGATCTTGCCGACCGCCGCCCCCGCGATGCCGTAGGTGCCGACCCACAGCAGCCCGTTGTGACTCGCGAGACAGTACGGCATGCCGCCCGCGTTCTCGTTCGTCCCGCCGCCGAAGCGGTTGCCGATCTGCGTCAGTTGCCCGGTTTCCAGATCGAGGCGGAACACCCGGCCCCGATAAGCGCCGCCGGGATCGTACGTGCACAGGAACAGCTGATTGTTGTGCACGCAGAAGTCGTTGATCAGGATCGTATTGGCCGCGCCCGAGGACGGGTTGAGCGGAATGCGGCAAATCTCGACGTCGCGGGATCCATCGTAGACACGGATCGGGGGGGCCGTATCCGAGGCCGTCGGATACTGCACGTAGTCGTTCCCGGCGTACACCAGCCGCCCGCCGAGACTCGCGCAGCGTTGATTGTAGTAGTTGAAGCGCGCATCGACCGGGCGGGCGTACGACTGCGGGGCGGCAGGCGTCGCGACATCGGCCCACGAGGTGCCCGAGGTGCTGGACACCCACGGATTGGCCGTGAGCGTCCCGCGCGCGACGTAGAAGGTGCGCGTGATCCCGGTCAGGGGGGACGGGAGCGGCACATTGGCACCCCCGAGGACCGATCCCCCGAGATCGCTGCTGTTCAGACGCGCGAGACCGCCGCGCTTGCCGATCCCCTGCTTGCCTGCCGTGCGCCGAAATTCCGCGTTCTGCGCGTTCTGCAGATCGCCGTCTTGGAGCGCGAGCGGTTCATCGACGAGATTGATCCCGCGTGTGCCGAGCGAGAAATTGGACTCTTTGCCCGCCACTAGATGTACCCGCCGTCGACACTCCCGCCTTCACCCTCGAACATCCCGACGACGTACTCGGGTTCCTGTACCGATCGCGGCGTGAGCGCCACCAGCAGACTGCGCTTCTCGGTGGCGTAGATCGACAGCCATTCCGGGTCGGGACTGCGATCTTCGCGTTCCTTCGCCCGTGCGAACGCGATCGTGTACGCCATGATCGCCTTGTCCGATTCACCGGGGATCGGATTGGCATCGCTGCTGGTTTTCTCGGCCAGTACCGGCACGTACATCAGCGTGAGATTGACAGCAGCCGTGACTTTGGGCGCGACGCGGATCGTCGGCGCGGCGACCGGCGCGCCCGCATTGATCACGGCGTAGTAGATGATCTCGTCACGCGGGGTAATGTTGCGGTACGCCTGCGCACGGACGAAATCGGGATGCGTGAGGGTGCGTGGCTTGAAAATCAGACTCGGGTTCGTGCTCGACTCACCCAGCGTACGCGGCTGCAGCCCAACGATGCGGAACACATCGGTCGGCACCCCGGTCAGGGTCGCCGTGTTCGCGGCCAGCGACACATTGGTTTCGTCGATCGTGACGAAGTGATCCTGATAGAGATCGATGACCGCCCGCCAGAGATCCTTGATGCCGTCGTTCATGACATCAATGAGTTCGGCGTCGGCCCAGAAGCGCGCGGTCGATTCCAGTAGGACGTCGCGGGCGTCGGTGAGGATCACGCTGAGGTTGGTCGCCATCGATCACCAGACAAAGCGGAGATTCGCGCCGCTCGCCGCGCCCCACCATACAGCGGGTACCCAGTACGCCGACCGCGCCTGTCCGGTGTGCCCCATCTTACGGAGCGCCCACGCGCACAGTTCGATAACGCCGATCGCGGCGGATTTCAGACCGACAAGTTTCAGCGTGCTCGGCGTCGATCCCACGAGACGGCGCGCGATCGGATTCCCCTCGAACGCGCCGTTTCGGATCGCCACCCGCGTCGTCAGAACATCGGCGGCGGCGACCGTGTACAGCGCAATGCGCTCGGCCGTGAAGCTGCGCTCGGGTGTCCGTGCCCCCACGGGCGCAGGCAGCGGAAGTGTGAGCACGGCCGCGAACAGGAGCACGTTCATCAGTACGCCCGGCAACTCAGGGTCAGCACGTCACTAGCGGTCCACGCGAGTGCAGCGCCGGTCGAGATGGTCTGATTCCGCACCGTGACGCTGGTGGTCGTCGTCGCGGTCTGCACGGTACGCTGGTCCGCGCGATTGGCGGCCACGCCCGTGCGATTCTCGACGTGACAGATCCAGCCCGTCGTCGCGGCAGGCATGGTGATCACGCCGCTGGACGCGGTGCCGCCCGTGCCCACATCGACGGTAAACGCCGCCGTGCCATTGTTCGCCGGGATACTCGGACTCGTCCCGAAACCCGACGCAATGGTGGGCGCCGTCACGCTATCGAGCAGGACGCCATTCAGGGTATAGGTCGTATTCGCACGCACGCTGGCAGTGCTGGTGAGACCTGCCGCCGTCGCTGTGCCTGTGAACGTCCCTGCCCCGGCGCGTGTCACATTGAACTGTGTCGAGCCGCCCACCTGCAGGTCGATCAGCTTGCTCGCCGCCGCACTGTTGGTGTTCGTGACATTCAGCAGCCAGCCGGTAAAGGTGACGCCCGCATCGCTCCACGTCACGGTGCTGTCGATCGTCGGTTGCGTATTGACAGCAATGGTGCCGTGATCGACGTTGAGGAAGGTGAACGCACCTGCACCCGAGAACGTGCCCGAGAACGTCGCCGCCGTCACCGTGCCCGAGAACTGCGCGTCTTTGAACTGCTTGCTGCTCGTGCCCAGACTCGTGACAGCCGTCGTCTCCGGCGTGATCTCGGTCCCGTCGAACTTGACCTTGATCCGCTTCACGCCGTCTGTGACGACGAACACGTCCGTCGCCGTGCCGCTGCCGAAGCAGATGGTGCTGCCGCCGCAGGGATTGATGAGGACGTTCTGCGCCGAGACGGACGAAACGCCGCCGACGAGCAGCAGCAGGAGCGCGAGAGCGGTACGTCGAATCAGCGGCATGGCGATTTATCTCCGAGCGCGGCTTTGATTTGGTTCTGCGCGTTGGTCGTCAGTAGTTTATAGGCCGCGCAGGCTTCGGCCTGCTCGTGCGCGTCCGCGATGTCGATCTCGCGCTGGACGGTTTCGACGAGCTTGGCGCGGAGCCATTCTTCAAGGGTCTGCGCGGGCAGCGATGGCGTCTGTGCGGCGCGCGCGGCGTTGCTGTCGGTCAGCAGGCGCATGAGCTTCGCGTGCTGCGCGGCCGTGACGTTGATCGTGAGCGCGTTGCCGAAGTTGAGGACGATGGTGCCCTGCGCCACGAGCGGAGCCGAGAGCACGAGCACCGAGACGAGCGAGAGGAGAAGGCGCTTCATGGTGACTAGGCTCCGATCAGGGTGACGCGCACGGTGTTTGTCGAACCGAGCAGGTTCTCTAATTCGTAGCGGTTGTCTCCCGCATCCCATGACACGTTGAAACTGCTTGGCGTGCCTTGCGTGACCGAACAGATCGCGCCGCTATCCCACTTCTCAACCACGCTGCCTGCGCCGACCAGTTCAAACTCGCACGTCCGTCCACCGCTCAACATCACAGTGAGGATTCCAAGTGAGCCAGCCGCAGGGCCGGGCACAATCGCGCCATTGGCGTAGCTCACCCCTTCTGCAGAGAGCGTCGTCCCCCAGTCGGCAAGGGTGATGTCGTAGGTGTTGGTGGGCGTTGTCGCATTGCCGACGCGCATAGACCCAGCGCCAAGGCGCGAGAGTGACAGGTCGGTCGCAGAGGCCGAACTTCCAGACGACCACGTGATGCCCATTCCGCTCGCTACTTGGAACTGGGTATTGTTCCAATACAGGGCCCCGACGCCAGCATTGACGGAAATGATTGAGTTCGCCTCCACGCCGTAGAATCCGCGCACCGGAGATCCCAACTGAATCGCCGGATTCGCTGCCGATCCATTCGGCGTGATGAACTGCCCCCCACTCGTAAACGTCCCCACCGTCGAGAACGCCCCGCCATTGATCGACCGCTTGAGGATGTAGTTGGCGGTCGGCGCGCTCGTGCCTTGCACCGGCTGCACTTCCCAGCAGAACTCGACGCTCTGGCTCCCTGCCGTCGCGTCGGTTTTCCACCCCTGCCCTTCCTGACAGAGCATGGGCGAGTACTGCTGCGCGCCAGCCGCCGCAGCGGTATTGTTCTCGATCAGTAGGCCGCGCGTGCTCGTCGTCCCGATCGCATTGTTCTGGATCGCAAATGCACCCATGAACGCGCGCACGTACACCACGCCGGTCGTCGTGATCATCCGGCCGGTCTGCGCGATCAGATCGACGTTGAGCGCCGCGACCGCCAGCAAGGCGGCCACGGCCATGAGAGAGGCGCGCTTTTTCAGGGTCATCGGAACTCCTACGTACCTGCCGCCAGTACCGCCGCGCTGACCGCACTGGTCTGTTTCAGGTACCCCTGCCACTCGATATGGCCCGCCAAGCCCGCCGCACTCGCGTTGAGCACGAAATTCTTGGATTCGGTCAGCGGGACCCCCTCGGTACCGAAATCGAAATCCCAGCGCGTTTCATCGCCGGGACTCGTCGTGACCTCGGCGATCTTCTTCGGACTGGAATTGCTGTCCTCGAACACCCAGCTCTGCGCCGCATCGGTCGTGATGTACACGATAATGCGCTGGATGTAGAGTGTGAACCCGGTCCGGCTGTTCGTGACGAGAGTTTGATCGCCGTCACTTGCCGCCATCGTCAGCGATCCGCTGATGTCGCGGAAGTAGGCGCGCAGCCATTCCGCTCTCGGCATGCCCATGTCAGCCTCCTTGTCTCAGGCTGCCGACTAGCTGGGCAGCAGCGGAATCGAGTACCACGTCGTCGCGTCCTTGGCCCAGATGGTCATGGACGTGCTCGCCGCCATGTCGAGTGACGCATCGGCCGCCAGCGCGTTGATCGCGTCGCTCGACGCCGGGTACACCTTGAGCACGGCATTGCCCTCGTTCTTGAGGTGCAGGATGTAGCCCGCCGCCGCCGCAGGCAGCTTGACGCCTTTGATCCCGTCCGCGCCGGTCGCGTAGACGGCCGATCCCGAGGCCGCCGTGATCGCGGTCGCATTCGCCTGCGCATTGCCCGCCGCCGCCACCGTCGCCACCGTCAGCGTCGCCGCCGCGCCCGTGATCGTCGGACTGGTGATTGTCGGACTCGTCAGCGTCTTGTTGGTCAGCGTCTGCGTCTGCGCGGTCGTGACAACGGTACGCACCGTCGTGCCGTCATCATCCTGAAACTTGATGAGATCGTCGTCGAGGTCGTACCAGAACGGTACGGCGCCGGGCAGGGCCGGGAACACGCCGGTTCCAGACATGCGATTGATGTAACGTGTCGCCATTCGGGGTCTCCCAATCTTGATGAAAGGGGGGACGCAGCCCCGGCCGCGCCCCCAGATGAACGGTCTCCTACGTCAGCCCGTCCGCTTAGGGACGGCCGAGCAGGACCAGCCCCTTGGCGCCATCCCCGGCACTGCTGCCCGTGATGCCGTCGCTGGTCGTGTCGGACGAGACCGTGAAGCCGTTGGCCATCGCCCGGCCGTCCGGGCAGATGATCACGTCCTCCGAGATCGCATTCTGCCGCCACTCGACTTCCGGCGCCGTCGAACTCGACGCACTGGCCGAGTCGCTGCCCTTGAGGTACGCCGCCGTCGCCGTCGCCTTGACCATGACGATCGCGTAGATCTTGCAGGCGGCGTCCGCGATGACCGTATCGGAACCTGTCAGGTGATCGAACTCGACGCACTGCAGATCCGGGTTGTTCTTCTGCGCCGCGAGGTACGACTTGAGCGCGAGCAACTGCGCCTGCACGCCGGGATCGGCGGGGAAGTGGAGGGCACGCGCCCACGCTTTGACGCCGTCGACAACTGAGATGGCCATGTCGGACTCCTATGCTGATGTTGCTGTCGCAGGCCCGGCCACGGCAGCAGGTGAATGAGATGGACGGATGGTAACAGATTTCAGATAGTCCGGCGCGGGTTCCATCGGCCTACGCGACTTTTTTCCACCGACCATGAAGGCGGTGGCGCCCGTGCGCGCTTTCCACGTCCGTCGCGCTTCACGGTGATATTCCGCGCCCCGCGTCACGAGGTACTGGTCGTCTTTTTCTTCGCGGGCGCGATCGCGCGCGTCCATGATCTCGCCGAGTTCGTCGGGCGAGAAGCGCCAGAGATCCCGATCGCGCAGCTGCGGAATGATGGCCGCAGATTGCACCAGCTGCACCGAGAGTGAGCTGACGCTCACCAGCCGGTGCTGTTTCATGATCGCCGTGTCCGGGTGGTGAATCGGAAAATCACCCGGGAGACCGCCTGAGATGCGCGCCCGTCGCGCGAGCCGGTAGACGCGCTCGTTTCGACTCGGGAACACGACGAGGTCGCGGTCATAGTCGTAAATGAGCTGCAGCCACCACGGCGGCGGCGCGGTCAGGTTGAACGGGTTGGGGACGGGAATCCAGTTACCCAGATGGGCGACGGATGGATCGCAGGACAGGCTTCTGGTGGGGAGTCCACCCTGCGCCTGCCGCGCTTCCCGCGCCTTGGCGGCCGTGGCCAGAGGGCGATCGGCCATCAGACCGTCGCGACCCCTTCCGATCCCTTGTCGCCGCCACGGAAGGCAACACCCTCATGTGCACCACCCGTCCGGCCGAGACCCGACTGCCGATTCGGGCGGTCACTGGCCGGAATGAAACCGGGTTCCACCTTGGCCTTGCGGCGCGCGACTTCGGGCACGGTCTCGCGGTTGATCCGCTCGACGCTGACGTGTTCCTCCCCATCGGGGATCACGCTGATGTCGTCGACCTGCTCCTGCCCGAGACGGGAATCGGCTTTGACGCCAACCAGAAACTCGGCGGCGACCGTCCCGTACTCGGCCGTGCCCATGCGCGGGTTCTGCTGCTTGGCGAACCGCACCCAGCCTTCCGGCAGGTGATTGTCGCCCGGCAGGAGTTTCTTCTCGACGCCGTTGCGCGTGACGCTGAGCACTTTCTTGGCGCAGCGGTTGAAGATGTTGACGATCTCGCCGTCCGGCATGATTACACCGCCCCCCGAAGGGCAATAGCTGCATTGGCCGTCATCGCGGACTCACGCAGCTTGCGGATGGCCGCCGAGCGGTCGGCGCAGGCCGGAACGTGCTCGTCGAGAATCCGCGCAAATTCCTTGGCCCCGGCGCGCACCGCTTCGTAATGCGGAATCTGCTCCGGCGTCGGGGGGTGATACGAAAAGATCTGCTCGATGTCGCTGCCCATGTGATCTCCCTGCTTTCACTACGGGAAATGCGGAGAGGAACATTATCGCCCCTCTCCGCGCGTCGATTAGAAGCCCGCCGGACGCACGACGACGACCGAGGCACCCGTGATGCCGTCGAGCCGGAAGTTGTAGCCCGGCATGCGGCAGTGGTACTGCTTCCGCATGTAGTACCACGCCTCGTACGAGTGCCGCGCGCCGCTGCCCGTGCCGCTGCGCACCAGAATGCCGCCCTTGTCCTCCCACTTGCCCTTCTCGGACACGTACTGGGAGAACCCGGACTGCTCGGTGTCGAGACCCATGATCATCCCGAACGGGAAGTCGCGGATCACCTTGACGGGGACTTCGCCCATGGTCAGGTCGCCCTGCTTGAAGGCCACCGTCATGCCGTCGGGCAGGTTCAGCTTTTCCCCGCTGTACCGACGATCCGCCTGCAGCGCCTGAATGTACAGGCGGCGAATCGAGTGGTGCATGATGAGGAGCGACACTTTGCCGCCCATCTTCTGATCCACCACGTCGCTCGCCTGCTGCATGACGTCGAGCGAGAACGCACCCGTGCTGGCCGACACGTACGCGTTGTACGCCTCGAACAGATCTCGGTCGATGCCGAAGTAGTTGTTGCGGTAGGTGCCGTCGTCGATCATCGCGAGCAGCCCCCAGAACGCCGACTCGTACTCGGTGTCGAGCACGTCCGTCACGTCCGCGTTCGCCGCCTTGACGATGAAATCGTTGTCGGCGGTCCCCGACGCAGGCGCCGCATCGAGCGTGATGTTGGCACCGGCCGAGTCGACGGACATGACCTTGCGGATGCCCGAGCGGAGCGCCCCCGTGTTCGGGTTGACGAACCCGACGAAGATGCCCTGCTGGATGAAGCGGTTGCCGAACACGGTGCCGCTGACCCCACCCGGACTGTCCGTGATCAGCGTCGTGTTGGTCGTCGGATCCGCCTCGTTGATGCGCGCGAGCACGCCGCTGCCCTGATAGAGCATGCCGAACTCGTCACGGCGCGCCATGGTCTTGATCAGGCCGTTGAACTCGGATTCGCGCGCCGTCTGCCACGCGAACTCGCTCTTGGCCGAATCCGCGATCGCTTCGGGGGTGAGCAGCACGCGCCCGATCATCTTGCGGATGTTGATGCTGACTGGCGTGTGGATCATGTTGCCCGCCTCGGCGAACGCGGCGCGTTCGTTCGAGAACATGGGCGACACGTTGACGCCGGTTTCGGCGTCGTACTCGACCTTGCGCCCGCCGAACTCCTTGTCCTCGATGACGTCGGCAAAGAGATCCTTGCACGGGTTCTTGAAGTTGACGGCCTCCTGTACGTAGTCCTCGTACACGTCCTTGAGCATGCCGTCGATGGCCTGTGTGTCCGCGCCTGCCATGAGCAGTCTCCTGAGTCTCGCGTTCCCTTAGGAACGCGCGCCTACCTTGTCCAGATAGGCTTGCCGCGCGCGGGAATGCAGGGCGCGAATCGCGGCCCGTCCCCCTTCGCTCGGCTTGGGTGGGGTCGTGGACGCATCCGTCGTCGGCGTGACCGATGTGCGGGCGCCCGGCTGCGGCAGCGTGCGACGGATCGTTTCCGTCTCGCGTGCGGCGGTCGTGGTGCTCGCCACCGATCCCGGCGCGCCGAAGCGGCCGTGAAAATACGTCACGAACTCGTCCAGCAGTTTCGGATCGTTCCCCTCGAAGCGCGCTTCCCGCCGCCCGCTGCGATCGGCGCGCACCCAGTTGACCAGCGCGCCGCGCACCACCTCGGCATCATCGGCGTCGTCGAGCGACACCTTGAGACCTTTGGTGGCGAAGGCGCTGACGACCGCATCGAGCGTCGACTGGGTGTTGCGGTTCCAGTACTGATCGATCGTCGCCGTCACGGCCGGGATGTGGTCGATGAAGCCGAGCAGCTGATCCAGCTTCCTGTCGTCGAGCGACAGGATCTTGCCGAGCGCGGGATGAATCTCGCCAAGGGCTTTGGCGAGTTCGGCCCGTTCTCCGGCGGCCGGATCGGGCGGCGTGACGCCCGCGAGCGCATGAATCTTCTGAGTCAGCGGCTCGGTGGCTTCCCTCAACCGCTGCTGCAGAATGCGGTTGACCTGTTCGGGGGAAAGATACTTGCTGCGATCCTCGGCGTACTCGTACTTCTGCGCGGGCGGAGGCGTGCTGGTCGCCGCAGCAGCAGGGGTACCCGTGGTCGAGGACGGGGGGGCGGTCGAGGTCGTGCCAGAAGGGGTGGACGCAGGCGCCGACGCAGAGGCGGGTGAGGCTGCCCCGGTCGAGGTCGCGGCTGCGGTGGTGTCGAGGGTCATAGTGCTCAGTCGCTCCTTTGCGCCCCTGCCCTTGGTCTCCCGGCCAGTCCCGGTATGGGGGCGCTACTGGGTTGACGAATGTGAATGAGTGTGGAGGGGCTGATAAGGTTTGTCAACAGGGTAGGACAACATTTTTTGACACGCAGCGCAAACCGTCAGGAAATTGACACTGACAAAATGTGTCAGTTACGCGCTCGCCCCGGCCGGGGATCCCGACTTCCGGCTGGTCGGCAGGGTGTCGGTGGCGCCCGATTCCTGATTACTGGCCGCCATGGCGCCCCCGGCCCCGGTGCCGCGCTCGCCGGGTGCGGATCCGTCCGTCTGAGGCGCCGTCCCGTCCGCGCCATCGGGTCCACCCGCACCTGTCGCACCGGCCTGCTGCGCCTGCAGCAGCATGAGCTGCTGCTGATGCTTCTGCCGATGCGCCGCGATCTCCATCGCCACCATCGGGTCTTTCTGGATCAGCCGCTTGATCCGGTCGCTGTTCGCCCAGAGATCATGCTGCTGGATATGCACCTGCGAGTTCTCCCACGGCAGGACGGTGGCCAGCGGGGTGGGGTCGATCTGGGATCCCGGCCGCATCGGCACCGGCTGGCGCCCGCCCTGCACCCACTCCTCGTACTGCTCCTGCTCCTGCTGCGCGGCGCGCACGTTCGCATCGATGCCGGGGATGATTTCCGGGACGCCGAGGATCTGCGCGCCCGCGTGCAGCTGCTCGGGATCTTGCGGGTTGAAAATGCCTGCCTGCCTCGCATGCTCGAACGCGGCGCGTTTGCCGAGCGTGGTTTTCGGGACGTTCGTGCCGTCCTCGATGATGATCGACACGTCCCCCTGCAGATTGGCACGCTCGAATTTCCTGAACGTCCACGAGCGGTTCGGCCCCATGACGGCGCGCACCCGCTGACTCGGGCCGTAGCTGCGTTCGAGTTCGAGCGCGATCTTGTACCAGTCGCGGTACGCCTTGCCGCGCGTCTTGAACACGCTGGTGAACCGGCCCTGCGACATCTCTTTCAGCAGCTGCAGCGCACTGAACGCCTCGACGCTGGGCGGGCGTTCCCCCTTGAGCACATCGTGCGTGCCCATGGCCGATTCGATGTCGTCGATGTGCTGCTTGCGCAGCTCGAAGCTGGCGGGCACCGGCTGCTCGCCGCCGATCCGTTCGGGTTTCGCATTGGGGGCACCCCCAATGACGCTGTACCGCGCAATGAGGCCGGGCGCGCCCGTGAACCGCTCGACTTCGGCCCCCTTCGGTTCGAGCCACATCGGATTCGCCATGCGCTGCATGGTGAGTTCGATCATGGAGTCGTTGCGGTTCAGCTGATCCTGCTTGTTGATGGCGCCATCCAGCGCCGAATCCCCATGGACCCGGCCCCCGACGCGCTCGAACGGGTAGTACACCCACGGCCAGATCGTGACAGGATTGGGTTCGGGCGCCTGATACGGGATCGGGCCGGGCTGGACGGCCCGCTCCGCATCGCGAATGATGATCTGCTGCCCGTCGCCGTTGTCGATGATGCGGTACCAGAGGCCGAGCGGGTACTCCGCGTTCGGTTTCTGCCACACTTCCGCTTCGAGCGTCCCGGTCGTCTCGCCCGGCGTGGATCCGAGATTCGCACTGAGCGGCATGTCGGTCATCAGCGCCAGCGATCGATACAACTGCATCGTGCGCTCGCCGGGCGTCGCCTGATACTTCAGCGTCGCCGCGTACGGCTTGCCTGCGTAGTACCACTTCGGCCGCCAGCGCAGGCGAATGAGCCTGTCGACGTCCTCCCACGACTGGTACAGCGTCGGGTACAGCAGCTCGAACTCGCTGACGACTTCGGTCTTGCCCTTGCCGCGAATCGCGTACTCGCCGACTTTGTTGTCGGGCGTACTGGCGGGCACGACCTGCTGGCCGCCGCAGACGTAGCAGTGGTTCTGCAGATCCTCGAAGTCGAGCGGGTGCTGGATCGTCTGACACTGCGTGCACTGCAGGTAGTCGATCCATTCCTTGTGGCTGCTGTCATCAGGATCGTGAAAGACGTGCAGGTACACCGTGCCCAGCGCCGCCGCCCACCAGTCGGCATCCCAGAACCGCTCGCTGATCTCGTGTTCTTCCTTGATGCTCGATTGAATCTCGTCGGAGGTTTGCGCCGTCAGGACGTTATTGGGGTCTTGGCCGTTCGGCCGCGCAATCGCATCCGGGTCGATCGCGGCGAGCATGGATCGAATCGCGAGCACGCCCTCTTTCAGCTTGTTGGTCACGGGCATCGGGATCCAACTCGCCAGCCGCTTGTCCGTCCAGCCACCGCGCGCATCGCCGGTCGGCCGCTTCACCCACTGCCGACTGCGCAGGTACAGGATCTTGCGCATCCAGTCGGATTCGAGGATTTCGCGATTGTCGAGACAGGCGGTCTTGAGATCGCGGTAATGCTGGCGCAGCAGCGCATCGCCCGTGTGTGGATCGGCCAGCTTGTCGTACTTCGCCAGATCCTCATCGGGGGACTTGAGCGGGCGCGGCTGGAATCCCGGCGGCGGCGTGAAGGGCGCAGGCGCGGCGGCAGGAGCCATCATGCCCGGTGGCGGCAGCTCACCACCGCCGCCCATCGTCGGGCCGTTCTGCGCCATGAAGTCGAGTGCGCCCATGCTAGACGCCCTCCACCACGAGATCGCGCAGCGCCTGTCCGGTGTTCGGGATCACCTGCACCGCACGATCGTCCCAGAGTTCGACCATGCCGAAGTCCTTGGTGTTGGTCACAGGGAGCGTGGACCCCAGATGCTCGACACACCATTGCTCGATGAAGGGCAGCGCCGTCTCACGCTGATCGCCTGCCACACGCGCCGTGAAGATTCGCACGTCGCGGCCCTCGGCCAGCCACTCCCTAACGCGCTCGACCATGAGTGGGATAGGATCGCCGATATGCTCGATACCACGCCAGTGGTCGTAGTGCGCGAGCGTGCCATCGAGATCGACGCCGATCCAACCGTTCTGGTCGCCCATCAGTGCGTCTCGCTGCCTGAGTGCTGTACGCCAGCCGTCACCGGAAACAGCGTTTCGGGCGTCTCGCCTCGCTTGTACCGTTCGGCGAGATCGTCCACGTCCTCGAACATGCCTGCGTCCATGCCGGGAATGCCGATCCCGCGCCCGACGGGATTATCGCGGGTCGGCGCCGGTTCCATGGTGAGCGCGGTATGCGGGACGCGCGTGATCACGGCGCGCAGCCGGGCCGCGTCCTGTTCGAGCGCGTTGTTGGCGACGCGGAGATATTCGGCGCGCGCGTTCGCTGCGGCGGCGAGCGATTCCGCCTGTCTGACGTCGGCCGTGAGCTGATCGCGCTCGGCGACGAGCTTGTCGTAATCCTTTTCACGCAGCAGTCGGTAGCCGAACATCAGATCTCCTATGCAGTCGAGTGCTGACGCCAATTCACCGAACCACCATATCGCCGTCGCGACTTCATCGCGCTTTGAACGTACGCGGCGATGCCTTCTTCGACAGTTTCCGCGGGACAACACAGGCTATAAATCGCATCGTCGCCGCAGTCCCAAGCACTCTCACCCTTACCAGGAACAGGAACGCCACCACTTTCGATTTCGATATGGGCACGTCGAAGTTTCTGGCTGGCGAAGGGCAGGCGCGCTCGTTGCCATCGTTCGTCGCGAAGTTCGACGACACATGGATAGGAGCCTTCCGGCATCGGAATCACGGTTTCTGTTTTCGATACCGTTACTTCCGAGTGGCGCATCCGTCCGAACAGCAACCGCGCCGGATCAATCACGATGTTCCACCACCACGGATCGTTATGGTTGGAGCACATAGGATCTTCGCCGAGCTTGATCCAAATCTTCCCGTCGTGGATGGCGATGCCGTAATCACGTCCGCGCTCACGTTTCCCCGCGAGACGACGCGCTAATGCACCATCAAATCCGACGTACACGCCAAGGCGAAGAAGGCAGAAATGTGCATGGATCGCCTCTTCGCCCCATCCGTGAAGATCGAACCCGATAGACAGCCAAGAATGGCAAGGACAGGCCACTTCGACGTGGAACACGCAGCTGCCGCGATCACGCCGATGCAGCCACCAGCGCCATAGTCCCTTCTCTCGGCTTGAATGCGACCAGTAATTTCTCTCTGCCATGTTTTGCACGCTCCTCCGTGTGGACTAACGGTAGAACTCCTGCATCGGATCGTCAAGGGGATTCGTGATCACCGGCATGATGTCCATGTCGCGATCGGTCACGCGGATCAGCCCGTCCTCGGTGATCCCATCCCCCGCGTTGGCACGTTCAATGTCGGCGCGCACCTTGGGCGGCAGCGCGTTGAGATCCCGCGCCGGGGCGCCGGTACTGGCCAGCTTCTCGACGCGCGGTTTATGCGGCCAGAGCATGAAGGCGTACCGGAGGGCGTCGGGCAAGTCGTCGAACTTTTTGAACGGCTGCGGGTCGCCCTTTTCCTGTCCGTCTTTCTGCGTATTGTCGGCCCAGCGGTAGGCGCGCAGTTGGGCGAGGGTTTGGGGACAGGTAGACCGGGCAATGCGGAACTGGCCCGATTCCATCCACATCCAGACGCGCTGAATACCGGCCCAGACCTTGTTCTCGGCCGATTCGGTGTAGATCCCTTGGAGCGCGAGTTCGATCCCGGCTTGTGCCTGCGATCGGTCGCGCCCGATGCGCGGCTTGCTGTCGCCAATCAGCCGGTTGATGCAGTTGGGGTTGTCGGGGGTGCCATGGACGTGCGCTTTGTAGGATCGCGCCCGTTCGCAGTACTCGCCCACCTGCACAATGCCTTTTTCGGTCGCGACGAGCCGGACGCCCGCAAACGGGTGATCCGTGCCGGGGTCGAGACCGACCACGCCGGGGCGGCGCGAGTCGACGGCGGGCCACTCGGGCAGCCATTCGCGGATCTGATCGTCGTCACAATCCACGGTATGGTCGGCAAGGTAGTCACCGTAGATCGCGCCCTCGAACACGACGTTTTCGGCCAAGTATTCCTGCTGGAACATCTTGGGCGGCATGGTCGCGCGCGCTTCTTCGATCTCCTCGGGCGGGATGGTGGGGTTATCCGCCGTGGTGTACGAGATCGCCCAGAAGCCGGGGACGCCTTTTTCGGCCGGTTCCCAGAACCGCTGATGGGTCCAGTTGTGCTCGCCTCGGGGGGAGGTATCCAAGAACGCGATCCCACGCCGATCGGCCAGCGACGGCCGGATGATGTCCCAGACCTTCTCCGACATCATGGCGGCTTCACCCAGACTGAGAAAATCGAGACCCTGACCACGGCCGCGTTCCGGGTCATCGAGCGATCGAAACTCGATGATGCTGCGGTTGGGCAGGAACAGCCGCTTGTTGTCGACGTTCCATTCCGTCAGGTCGTGATCCAGCCATGCGCGCGGCAGCTGCGCGAAGAACGCGGGGACCACGTAATCTTCGAGCTGCGGGAACGAGGGCGCGCACGCCCACCCACGGGCGCCGGGCACCGTGAGTTCTTCGATCGCGGCTTGCATGGCACTTCTGGTGTTGTGCGTCACCACACAGGCGTGCCCCGCGAGGTAGAGCGACGATCCCGCCGCCACCTGAATGCACTTGACGGGCACCGACGGTACCGGGTCAATGCTCGTTACGAAGCGGAACTCGGCAGATCGTCCTCTCCCAGCGTACTGCGCCAGTCGCGCCGCCTTCCGTCCGAGTCGGAACACCGGATAGGGCGACTTCCACGTCACGCGATACTTCGGCCCGATATCACGACCATGCAGGCGTGCCATGCCGACGTAGATTTTCGCGATCAGCCCGAGCGACTGCGCGAGCCGTTGAACGGCATACGCGAGTTCGTAGCGGGTCGAGTCGAACTCGCACCCGCCATCAGTCGTCGCGTGCCCGTCGGTGTCCATCAACCCCTGCAGGAGCGCCAGTCGCTGCTCGACACCGGCCGTGAAATACACCTCGGGGACGTGCTTGTTTTTCAGGAGACCGTTGATCCGCAACTTGCTCGTCAGCGACTCAGATCGGTCACGGTTCGCGCCAAGCCCGTAGCGTGGCGTTTTTCCGTCGGTGCGGTGCATCCCCTGCGGACGAACGTCAAACCCGTCCGCCATGGTTTGCAACAGGATTTCGGTGTCGACGCAGGTAAAGGACGCGCTCGCGCTGTCGCCATCGCCGAGCCATGCGCCGAGTGTGTAAGGGGGAATGGGCAGATCGTCCCGATGCGGGAACTGCACCGGACGGCAGACACGCACCGCATGATTCGACTCGCCCCTGTGATCGAGTGTCGCCGCCATCTGCTCGGTCGTGAGCACTTTCGGCGCACGATCGAATCGCTTGCGCGTCAATTTCGTCCACGACTCCCACTGGTGCTCGGCATCCGCGACGATTGCTGCCCCGTCGTTGAACGTGACGCGGTAACAGCGATTGCCGATGAACACGGGCGAGCAGTACGTAACCTGAGTCGGTTGCCCCATCTCGTCGAACACGAGATCACCGACAGCGAGATCGCCCATGGTGCGCCAACCGTGCGGGGTTGGGATGGGTGTGTCGAGTGCCAACGCCTTGCCGCCGCGACGTCCCGCGCGCAGCAGAAAGCGCCGGTAGGGTCGGAACGCCGGGCCGCCGCACTGCGGACAGGTCGTGCTGAGGACTTCCGGGTTGGGCAGAAACGACCATTCGAGCGGCGTGCCGGTATTCGGATCGAGACAGCCTGCCGAACAGCGGCGCAAACGACGGGCGGCGTGGAACGCCTCAGTGTACGGGTTCCATTCCAGTTCCCGCAGGGGTGCGAGATTACTGAGGTAGCCACGAACCGCCATCTCAGGACGCCACCGTCAGCATCATGTCCTCACGCTCAACGATCGTACGGCGGCACCCTCGATACCGCTCGAATCGCTCAGGGAGATCATCCCCTTCGACCAGCCAACGATCATTGCGAATATGCGTGATGATCGTCACCCAGCACGGCTCGTCGTCGATGTAGACGATCGCCTCCCAGCCACGCAGGTTGTTGACAGACTTCACTAGTACACCTGACGCTTCAAGGCGCGATCGTACTGACTGGTGGATGGTTTCTTGCCGGATGCCGCGCGACCGACACGTTCAGGGAGGTTGGCCTGACCCGTCGCTTTGTCGCGCGCATCGTAGGTCGACTGGTCGATCTTGCCCGACGAGACGAGGCTCGCCCACTTTTTCTGCTGCGCGCGAGACGTGAAAGGGTCGGCCACTACTCGACCACCTCACCTTCCAGCACCTTGGGCGGCGGCTGCGGTGCCCCGACGATCGTGCCCGATTTGATCTGGGGCAGCGGCCGTCCTTCGAGATGCGCAGGCAGCTTGGCTTCCACCACCAGTTTCAGCTCGGTGACGGTGGTTTCCTGCTTGACCGACTGGTGCGTCTTGAACAGGCCGCGTCCTCGGGCGAATTCGAGCGTGTACTCCTTGTCGCCGATGATCAGACCTCTGAGGATGTTGTCGGTCGCGAGACTGACGCCGATCTCGTCCAGCCGTTTCAGTTGCTTGTCAAGATCCGCATTGCGGCGGACGCGGTGCAGCAAACTGAACACGCGCGTGGTCGGGATGCCGAGAATGGCGGCCGTGTCGGCAGGCGAGTACCCATAGAGTCGCAGAGCCAGTACCTGCGCGAGCACGTGCGCCTCTTTCAGCCGCCCATCTTGCCCGTACAGACCTGCCTGTAGCTCACCAATCCTGTCCAGCTCGCGCACGGCTTCGATCGACAGCTCGTTGCGCACGTCGTCGGGCAGCAGGTCGGTGATCGCGGCATCGTTCAGCATGTCGTAGCTGGACGGGGCGGCAGGCAGGTGGGGCACACCCGTCTCTGCGTGGGGGGTCGGTGACGGCGGTGACGGCTTGGGTCGGCCCATGAGAGAACCCCGGCGCTGGACGGGGACGCTGCGCGGCACACACCCGAGGAGAGGTGGTCACGGGCAGGCGGGGCCAGCGCCGGGTAGCGCCTAGGGTACTCGGCTCCTGTGCTTCGCACAAGAGCCTCGTGATGGTTAGATGGGTATGCTCGCGCCCGGCCTTATTCCATCTCGCACCGCTATCTCGGCCGCAACCTCGGTCGGCCACTGGGCGCCCAGTGTGTCGCGACGGTGTGTTTGACCGCGAGCCGGTCTACTGTACTCGCTTCCCTGCTCCGCAGGCAAGCTCGTTCATCAGCCAGTAGGCCATTCCACTTATCAAGATTCGGCCGCCCGTCTCTCTTATATATAAGATCTGTAGACACAGGGTGACATGATTGCGTGACAGATTGACAGCGTGACACTGTGACAGGTGTGACAGTGACAGAGAGACAAGTGCTCCAGTGACAGTGTGACAGATTGACAAGTTGGTGCAAGGTTCCAGCTTATAAAAATTGTCCGAGCACGGCATAGACCCCTGTTGTATAAAAAATTGCGCGAGCACTCCCGCCGATCCTGAGACCCGCCACCCGTCCCGAGGGGTGCCCGGTATACCCCCACCCCCTATACCAGCACGCGAGCTGATATGTCGGCCCGCCGACAATCCCTGTAACTCTTACTGTCCTAACAAGATAGCGCGTCCAATTAGACGCAGCTGGTGTCTGATTACCCTACAAATTGTGTGGAAAAGCTGTGGATAAGGTGTGGAAAAGGCTGTGGAAAACCTGTGCAGGGCGACTAATTGACAGTCGGGTAACGGTTACATCCCGAGTCGAGCAGCAAATACCTAGACAGCACAAGACGTGCCAGATAAGAGGCGGCTAATCCGGTTGCAGGAAAGAGAGTAGCTAGTGACCGGCTATGTGCTGATATATCAAGAGGTTACAAGGTTCCTGCGTCTATTTGTCACTCTGTCACTTTGTCACAGCCTGCCAATGGCAACTGGACTGCAACAGGATTAGGCCATGAGATACACTGTTCAACTCGTGATCCGGGTTCGTGGCACGCGCCGACTGCTGCGTACCTTCATCCGGCCCGAGGATGCCATCGCCAACAACACGTCCAGCCATGCGACACGGTTTGACAGTTTCGAGGATGCACAGCGGGCGAGCGATCAGCTGCAGCAGCGATTCGAGGATGCTGGGCACACGTACATCAAGACGCGGTTTTTCGAGGTCGACTGACCTGTGTGCATTGCGCCCGGCCGATACCTGCTGAGGTACCGGCCGCGCGGAGGGCATGACAGCATGAGAGAGACACGAGCCAAAAAAGGCGATCTGGTGCTGATCGAACAGCGTCACAACTGGACAAGCCTGCACCACGAGTCCGGCGCGAGTGTCGATTACAGGCTCGCTATCGTACAGCGCGTCAATCGTGCGTGCGAAGTCCAGACGGCGCGCGCGATTGTCACCGGCGCGCATATCGACTGCACGAAGCTCACCCGCTATACGCTGCCCGACTGGTTCAACACGAAAGACGGGCAGATCAAGGTACTGGCCGCACTGCAGTCCCAGCGCATCAATATGGACGCTTTCATGCGCGAGACGTTCGATACGCTCGCAGAGGCGAAGGCATTTCTCGGACAATTTGAGGCGGAGGCACGCACCAATGGCTAACCTGCCCAGTCTCCCCCAGTCAATCCCCTTCGGCCGCTTGTCGGACCTTCTGACGCGGCCGGACGCGCACCTGAAAACGCCGACTGAACCCGGCATGATCACAAACCGCAACATTCAGCGGGAGGCAACCAATGCGTAACCTGTTCAACATCGAACGATCCGCGTTCCGGCATGGCGAGTACGTCGGCTATGCGCGCGGCGTGTGGCGCATCACAGCCGTGACTGATCAGCGTGACTGCTGGCGCGCGGTCCACCGTGACGATCCCACCGGCCGCCCCGTCTTTCGCGCGCCGACGTTGCGCGAGCTGTCGCGCCTGCTAGCCAATCATGCCGGACAGCCGCAGGAGACGCAGTCATGATGCCCGGCGATCTCCGCGCACGGGCGAAGCGGATCGCGGCGCGCGATCCGAAGACGGCGCGCCTGCTGAGCGCCGCCGCCGATCGTCTTTTCGAACTGCCGAAGCTCACGTCGGCCGCAGGCCGTCTGACGTGCGGGCTGTGCGGGGAGACGCACGACAACCCGGCACGGATCGGCAAGGGGGCGCCGGAGGTCGACGACACGATCTTTCGGGAGTTGATCGCGCCGGTGACGGGGAAGGGGAGACGCTGATGGGGTACCAGAAGGATCGCGAACGGTTTTACCTGGAGGCCGAACGGATCGGCCTGAGCGAGTACACGGCCGGCAAGCTGCTCCGGTACGCGAGTACGCTGCAGCGGTTGGCCGTCGCGCAGTGCAACGGCGACTGGCCCGCCGACAATGGTGAGCGGCGTACCGCCGCCTGTACCCAGTGCGAGGGGTTGTGGGTACCCTCCGTGTTGAAAGGCGCGCCGAAACGCTGCCCGGACTGTCGCACGGCCGATCTCGTGCGCGCGCTGCTGGCCGAAGATCCGCGCAAGCCGGAGCAGCAGTGGGAGCCGCGTTTCGAGGGCGATCCGCATGCCTACGTGCTGCGCCTGGTGCCGCGCGGCACGAGTGACGAGGACTATCAGTCGGGACGGGTACGCCCGATCTACGTACCGGGGAGGGAACGCTAGTCATGCACATCTACACGAAAGCGGAAATCGTCAACGGCACCGGGTTTCGGCGCGGGCAGAAGTTTCTGAGCCTGAGCGCGTACCCGCATACTGACGGGTATCGGCTGATTCAGTTTCAGTGTCACCGGCAGGGGACGCTGTTCTACTACGTGTCAGGCATGATCGGCAGCTTGCCGTACCCGCTGTGCTGTCCCATGTGTGGCAGTAAGCGTGTCGAGGCGACCGGGCGAGAGGTGGCCGGGTTCGATGAGAACAACGTGCCGGAACGCGAGACACAACACCCGACGCGCCGAGGAGGGCGCTAACGATGGACGGATACGACTATCACAGGCGGTTTGTTGCCGAGACCGGCAGCACGATCGATCAACGCGCCTACCTGCGCGCCTTAGCTGCCGAGTACGCCGACGTGATCGCGCACGAGCCGATCAATCGGCGGCCGAGAGCGACCGTCAAGCAGTGCGGCAAATGGCGAGACGAGACGGCGCGCAACCTGCGGCGCTTCTATCGGGACGCGTTGCACGGCGAGATTTCTCATCTGCAAATCGTTCTCGACGCACCGGAGACGACGCGCCAGCATCAGGCGGCGGCGCTGTTCACATGGATCACGTATCACCGGCTGGGCGCGCTCATCATGCACGCGGCGGCGGCCGTCGATCGCGCGAAAGGGGGCGAGTAGGATCATGGCGAGACGCACACCCTTCGACTTCGATGCCAATCTCCGCCGCGCCTTCATCAGCAGAGTCTCGGCGCTGACCAAATCGGACGAGACGCCCGAGGACAGCCCCGATCGCGTGCTGACGGTGCCGACCCCACGCGTACTCGACGAGATCATTGACGAGGCCCGGCAGTTCACACTCGGCGCGCGGAAGGGGGCGACACATGGCGAGAGGTGAACTGCCCGACTGGACGCCGGAACGCTGTACCCACGTCACGCGCGACAAGCAGCGTGTGGATCGCTGGGAGGATGGACGGCCCGCGTACGTGGATCGCACTGTCCGCTGCATCAACGACGCGCATCCGGATTTCACGTTCGATCGCGGGCAGACGCTGCTGTGCCGGGAGCATGGCGAGATGCGCATGGCGCGCGAAGAATCCGAGGAGAACTGATGGCGAGACGACTGACACCCGAACAGGAGGAGCGCGTGCTTGATCTCCTCACCGAACTGGCGCGCGAAGGCGACACCCCGACAGCCGCCGATGTACACGAGGAGCGGATACTCGATCGACTGAACAAGACGACCGACCCGTACGAGGATGGGAAACAGGAGGTGCGCGAGAAGGTGGCGGATCGCTGCGCCTCTCTTCTACGCGAGATTCGAGGGTACATCTGATGGATCCCCTCACCCGACTGGCCGATGGCGACCCGTCGCTGCGGCACGCGATCGTCGTTCTGCTCAGTGCCGTGAGCGATCTCGACTTCGCGATCAGTGTATGGCGTGACGACGCGACGTACTTGTACGCCGAGGTGGCCGAGGCGCGCGCGGAATATCTCGCGTGCCGCGCGCGGGACTACTGGCATGCGGTGCACCGGCTGCACGTGGCGCTCGATGCACGCGATCAAACACGAGGAGGAGGCGAACGCTATGCCTGAGTCGTTCTATCAACAGATGCAGCGGGTGCAGGGGGCACGCGACTGTTCACCCGCCTGCACCGATCAGAAACGTGAGCTGGCGCGGCTGGGGCTGATCTTGGGCGCCTGCGGCCTGATTCTCGGCTTCGTCATCGGCTGGATCGCGCACGGCTGGAGGGTCACGCCATGAGACCGGAGTACGTCGTCAAAGCCTGCGCGTACTGCGGACACAAGACGTACGCGCGGCGCCAGTACATCACCATCTGCCGGGGCGAGCACAGCCCGCACCCGCACCCGGCGCGCGCCATGCAGCCGGTGATCATGGCGAGACGATCAGCCGCAGTCGATCGAAAAGTGGTACCTGATGGTCGGTGATCCCGCTGTCGCCTGTCGCCGGTACCAGTTCGTCGCCGGTCCCGAGTCGATGAGCCGCGCGAGTCGTACACCATCGAACCGATCGCGGCTGACGATGAGATCGAATGCGACTACTGCCGAGGCGAACATGGTCCGTAAGTGTCACGTTGTCGATCTGTCGCCAGTACAGGTGTCACACCGTCACGGCGTCACACTGTCACGTAAATAGGTATGCCTGTGTCTACAGATCTTATTAGTACAGGGGGCAGGTGATGGCGAGACGACAGACCATCGTCCCGAAACTCGGACGGCCCCGACGGCGTCCGAACCGCACCCGGCGCGCGTACTCGTCCCAGTTCTACGCGCATCTCGGGCCACCACCGGATCGGATCGACTTGCCACTGGCGCGTCTCTACTGGATGAAGATCATCGATCTCATCGATCGAGGTGGTTGGGGACGGAACGAGCGCACAGTGCTGCGGCGGCTGGCGGAACGCTGGCGGCGGCGCATGCTGGGCGAGGATCATCGCTGGCTGCTGGCGGGCACGAAAGCAGGCAGGCTGCCCCGCGATGTCGAGCAGGCGCTGAGACCGGCACCCCTGCCCGGCTGGGGGGCGCTCGATGAACTGATCAAGCAGGCGCGAGGAGGCGCCTAGACATGTCCAACAAGACGACGGCTATCATGCCGGTCAGACTGGAGACCGCCATTATCGAGGAGGAGCGATCCCGGCTGCACCGGGCTGTCCTCGCGCTGGAGGCACGCCCGCTCACGGCGAGGCGTCTCCAGCAGGTGAGTCGTGCCCTCGCGATCGCCGCCAATGAGCTGCAGGCGGTCCTGACATCGCGACGGCAGCGGAACGCGGCGAGGCGACGGTAGCTGACATTTTTCGTCACAGGTGTCAAAAAGATTACATCTTGCACAGGTTGACGCGGGGCTGTAGGATAGCCCCGCCTTACCCGAGGCCGAGGAGTCGAGGAGTCGAGGAGTCATGAGCAAATCCGAGAAATCCGTGCTGGCGTGGCATTTCGTGGGCGACACGCTCCGCGATGGTCGGCCCGTGCCGAAAGACGGCGAATGGCTGATTCACAAAGGCGATCTCGTCATGTGCAAGACCGGTCTGCATGCGTCCGTGCATCCGTTTGACGCCCTGCAGTATGCGCCGGGGCCGATCCTCTGTCGCGTGGAATGTCGCGGCGAGATCGTGCGGGGCGACGACAAGCTGGTCTGCACGAAGCGGCGGATCGTTGCGCGGATGGATGCGACGGAGATGCTGCGCTACTTCGCGCGGATGCAGGCGCTGTCCGTGGTGCATCTGTGGGGTGCACCTGATGTCGTGCTCGATTACCTGATGACCGGCGACGAAGCGATCCGGGCTGCGGCGGGGGATGCGGCGTGGGCTGCGGGGGGGGATGCGGCGTGGGCTGCGGCGGGGGATGCGGCGTGGGCTGCGGCGTGGGCTGCGTCGAGAGCAGCGTCGAGGGCAGCGGAAGCGGTGGGGGATGCGGCGTGGGCTGCGGCGCGATCCGACTTCCAAACTCTGGCCCATGAATGTTTTGGCATCACGAAAGGCGCGAGGGCATCTCAGGAGATCGGAGAAAGGCATGAGCAACGTCATTGATCGGCATCAAGCCTCGCACGAGTGCGATCGCCGCCTACTCCAGCGATTGCATCGACAGTGCATGGCACCGCCGCGTACGGCGCCGGTGCACCCGTACACGCCGCCCGCGCCGGGACTCGTCAATCGCGCGAGTCACTACGTGCTTGCGCCCGGCGCCTCGTCGACAGGCGTCCTGTTCGGGTCGCTCGGGCAGGTGGTGCGGCGGTACCCCAAGCTGCGCGGCAAGCGGCAGGTGAAGGCGGCCAAACGTGCGCGGCAGCAGAGGCGTCTGCAGGTGGCACGCCGGATCGCGCGCCGGAGCACGGCTTCATGAGCAGCGTCGCGCACGACGATCGCCGCACCACCAAGGAACGCGGCAAGTACGCGATCGACGATGACGCTGATCCGCTCGACAGCTTCACCGAACGGCGGCTGATCGTGCCTGCGTCCGACATGCGAGGGCGCAGCGAACGGATCTGGGTGCGCATGCAGCCGCTGTTGATCCGCGCCTGTCAGATGCTGGTGGCGAGCAAAAAGTTTCCGTGGAAAACCCCCGGCGATTTTCAACGCTTCGCCATCGCCGACACGATACGTAGGCTCCTCCGTGATGCGCCGGAAAAGGTGCAAACGGTGCACGCGCAGATGGAGGCGATGAAAGACATCCTCATTCACGAGGAGATGCACGCGGAATTCGCCGGGATCTTCGAGCGAGCCTCCCGCGTAATCGAGATGTACCGCAGCACAGGCGCCAGAGACGAGGCGCGACGGCTCATCTCGGAACTGCGTGCTCAGATCAACGCCATGCCGGACGGGTACTGGAAGGGCAAGCATCGCAAGGAGCTGAGCGATCGGTACCGCGATCTCATGGACGGGGCCGGGGAGAGTGGCGGGTTCATCGATCTCGGGGGCGGCGGCGGGAGCGCGAGCGGCAGCGGGACAGGATCGTCTGAGGGGGATGAGGATCGCGATCGGCCGCCGCATGATGAGGATGACGAGTCGGGGTTGGACGAGAGGGATCTCGACTGACATGCCACAACTGCCGCACACCTACAAGCCCGGCGAACTCGTCAGCCTCGCGCACGCCTGTACGCTGACCGGCGTGAGCCGCCGCACGATCTACAACTGGATCGCGTGCGAGAAAATCCAGATCGTCCGCGTGGCGAGCGGCACCATCCGCATCGTCAAGGCGAGCCTGTTCCAATCGAGTACCGATGGTCAGTAGCTTCACCCTGCCTCCGCCGCCCGATCTCGGACTGCCTGAGATCTTCCCCCACTGGCGTGCCCCGCAGTTGGGCGCGATCGCGCACGTCATTGGCGCCAGCCAGCGTGTGATCGGTCTCGTGCTCCCGACTGGCGCAGGCAAGTCCGTGATCGGGCCTGCCCTCCATGCGCTCAGCAACGAGCGCGTGGTGGTGCTGACGAGTACCAAAGCCCTCCAAGCGCAGATGACGCGCGACTTTCCTGACGCGAGTATCGTCATGGGCCAGCGGGCCTATCCCTGTCGGGCCGTCCAGCCCGGCGAGCTGTTCGCCGACTGGAACCCGACGCAGGAACCATGGACGGTCGATCGCGGCCCGTGCCATGCCGGGTTCGCCTGTCCCTACAAGCAGGGCGGCTGCGCGTACTTCGATGCGCAGACGACGGCGAAAGGCGGCAGTCTAGTGATCGCCAACTACGCCGTCTGGATCGCGAGCAAGTTGTACGCAGGCGGGCTGGGGCATGCCGACTGGTTGATCTGCGACGAAGCGCACGATGCCCCCGATCAGTTGACAAGCGCGCTGCGTGTGGAATTGAAAGCGAAAGACATTCAGGATGTGCTGCAGGACACCGCCGGGATGTGGCCGTGGGCGGAGGCGGGCGAGATCGCGACATGGCAGCGGGCGGCGCGGCTGGTCCTGCCCGGCCTGCGCACCCGGATCGAGAGCACCTCGCCCAGCTCGAAGCGGGAAGGGCACCAGTACGCCACGGCGAAGCGGCTGGTGGCCGCCCTCAGCCGTTTGATCGCGTTCGATCCCGAGTTGACGATCGGGCGCTGGACCGACGGCCGCAGCCCGACCGCGTGGAGTGCGGATCCCTTGTGGGCCGGAGCCTTCGCCGAGGACGCGCTCTTTCAAGGCGCCGGGCGCATCGTGCTGATGAGCGCCACCGTGCGCCCGAAAACCGCCGACCTGCTCGGGTTCGGCGCCGCGGCCACGTCATGGTTCGAGGAGACGGAAGGGTTCGATCCGCGCCGCCGCCCGGTCTACCTCTGGCCGCAAGTGCGCGTCCGGTACGACTGGAGCGACAGCGATCAGCGGCGCTGGGTGGTCGCGATTGAACAGATCATCCGGAGCCGTCCAGATCGGCGCGGGATCGTGCATACGACCAGTTACGCGCGGCGCAATCTGCTGCTGAAGTACGCGAGCCGCGACATCCTGCCGCGACTGGTCACGCACGATGCCGATGTGGCGAGTGCTGTGCGTGCGTACGAATCGCGCCCCGATGCCGTCATTGTCTCGCCGAGCCTCACCACGGGGTACGACTTTCCGGCCGACTTGTGCCGGTTTCAGGTGTTCGGCAAGGTGCCCTTTCCTGATACGACCGATCCGATCGTCGTCGCGCGCACGCAGGTGGATCCCGAGTACGGCGCCTATCTCGCGATGCAGAATCTCGTACAGGCCGCCGGGCGCGGGATGCGATCCGAGGACGACTGGTGCGAGGGGTTTCTGATCGACAGTCAGGGATCGTGGTTTCTCCGCAAGCATCAGGCGCTGGCGCCGCGCTGGTTTCTGCGCGCCGTGCAGAAGATTGATCTCCTGCCGCCGCCACTGGATCTGTAATGGCTGACTTCATCCCGCCGTACCTCGGCGCCTGCTTGGACTGCGGCCATCCCGTGTCCGGCCGATCGACGCGGGCGATCTGGCAGGCGCTGGTCGATCACATCACCGGCAGGCATTCGTCCCCGACCGTTTCTGCGCCCGGTCGGGCCACTCAGGAATCGGGGAGTCCAGATCACGACCCGACAGGCGCACTTTCAGCACTTTCACAGGAGACAGAACGCAATGGCAGCTAATCAGGAGCAGGAGCAGTTCGTATCCCTGCGCCCCGAAGATATGGTGAGCGGCGGGTTCCTTGCGGACCTCGACGTCATCATTCGCAAGGCGCGGTTCGAGGAGACGACGTACGGCGGCAAGGCCGATGCGACGTGCGCGCTCATCGTCGGCTACGAGCGTCCCGATGACGACGAGATCCGTGAGCAGATCTACAGCGTTGGGCCGCTGACGAAGTACACCCCGAACGCCGATGGCACGCGGCTCATCCCGCAGGGCGGGCAGAAGGGCATCAACAAGACGTGCAATGCCGCGCTGTTTCTCACCTCGCTCTGGAACGCGGGCTGGCCGCAGCAGGGCGACAAGTCGATCGGCCTCGACGTGAGCATCCTCGAAGGGGCGCACGTCCACGTCGATGAAGTCGCACCGCCCGCGCGCAATTTCAAGGACGGGGAGAAAAGGGACGCGAAGAACATCGTCGTCGTGACGAAGATCAACCACTTCCCGTGGGACGCGCCCAAGGACGGCGGGAAGGCCAAGGGGCCGAAGGCGGGCGGCAGCCAGAAGGCGACGGCAGGCGGCAAGGTGCCACAGGGCGCGGGTGCGCCGACGGCCAGTGTCCCGGCAGGCGGGGTCGACGACACCGACGTCGACACGTTCGCCAAGCGGCTGGTGCTCCAGACGCTGATCGAGCAGAAGGGCAGCATCGCGAAGCCGAAGCTCATTCAGATCGGCTTCAAGGCGCAGCACCCCAAGAAGCCGGTCGTCGTGCAGAAGCTCGGCTCCGATCCGTTCCTGCAGGCGGGGGCGGCCGAGGGGCTGTGGGCCTACGACGGCACCACGGTGAGTCAGGACGTCGAGACGGCGACGGCGGCGATGGAGATGCTGGCGGCCCAGTAGCTGTCAGCAGGTGTGGCGGGTCGAGTCCATGTCACCGGATTCGATCCGCCCCCGTTCCCTACGAGAGTGAGGATGCGACACATTATGAGTCAGGCACTAGTCCTCGCGGCGATCAGCGACCTCTCCGGCCGCCCGCAGAAGCAGATCGGTCTCGACCTGCTGCTGCAGGGCGATCTCGGATTGTCCGACGACTATCTACGCCAACTACAGGTACGCCTGTCCATGCCGAAAACGAATCTCAGCTGGCTGCAGCGCGCGACGGTCGGCGACGTCGTGCGGTTCTGCGACGAAGGGCACTGAGACTGTGATCATCACCGAAACGTCCCTCACGCCCGAGCAGTACCGCGCATGGTTGCGGGCACGCGACACACCACCCCGAACGCCGGGGATCCACGTCAGTGACGTGCTGCGCCGCATGCTGGTCGACATCGGGCGATACGAGAAGGACGCCGTGTTCAACGACGTGCGCGGCGATCTCGGGTTCGCATGGGAGGATGCGCTCAGTACCGTCCTTGCGGCCCGCATGGATGACGAGGCGGGGTACGTGCGTCTGCCCCTGATGGAACTGGAGCGCGACGGGATCTACGGGAGTCCTGACGGGGTGCTGCTGCATGCCGCTCAGGACGAGTTCTTTATCGAGGAAACGAAAGCGACATGGATGTCGAGCAGTCACGCGCTCGACTCGCCCAAGCTGCTGCCGTGGGTGATGCAGGGCAAGACGTACTGCTGCATGGCGGACTGTCGGCGGCTCAGGATTCGCGCATTCTTCGTCAACGGGAATTACAAATTCGACGGCAGCGGCCCGACGGTACGCGAGTGGTGGGTGACGTTCACTGAGCGAGAACTGGACGAATGGTGGCGCGCCGTCACCAGAATGGCGGACAAGATGCGCCGCGAACAGGGAGATCAATGATGGCTGATGAACACGATTTGACCGAACAGGCGAGACAGGAACAGGAGGGCGTGCAGCAATGGGTGGTCAGCGCCTACCGCACCGTCTTTCACGCGGGCGTCGCGATTCTGCGCGGCATGGGTCTGCCTGCCGACGAAACCGCGCGGGCGTTCGTGACCGGCGCCATTACGTTTGCGGAGCAGATCTGCCGGCACCCGCAGATGCCCGATCACATGGTCGACCGCACGCTGGACGATGCGCAGAAGTCGCTGGAGGATGGGCTGCAGGCGATCGGCATTCTGCGCGAGCAGGTGGCTGAGGCGCGCCGGGAACGAGACGCCGCCCTGTCGCCAGCAGCATCGCCGACTGCGAACGCGCTGGATGATCCCACCGACACGGATGTGGCCGATGCTGCGGCCGATGCTGCGACGAGGACGGTCGTGCCGTTCGTGCGCGACCCCGATCCCGGCGACGACTCGGGTGGCAGCAGCAATGGCAATGGCGGCGGGACTGGCACGCCGCCGATCACACACTAACGCGCGTATCCGTACACTCGTCACTCGTCACTCGTCACCCGTTCGTCTGAAACCCGAGGAGACCCGTTATGCTTGGCAACACCAACACTTCCACTTCCGGTTCCATCACCCTCCCGACCCCGACCCCGACCCCGCACGTCGTGCCTGACGGCTGGCACGTCAGCAACGCGCACTACACCCGTCAGATCACGTTGCCGGAGGCTCCGGCGCGGACACTCGGCATCGCGATTTACTGTCACCACCCCGAGCATGTCACGTTCGAGCTGATGCTGGACGGTCTCTCGCTCGCGACGACCCAGATCCCGCGCGACGATCGCGGCGACAACGCGAGCGAGTACCGCGCCACGGCGCTCGGCTGGGCCATGTCGGTGCTGACGGTGTACGTCGTGCAGCCGCTCAGTCAGATGCGCGCGGAACTGGCGGCGCTGCGGATCGCGCGCACGCCGCCCCAGACCGAGATCGCGCTGGCCGTGCCTGCAGCGCCGCCCGTCTCACGCCGTCGATCGCGCAAGACGCGACGTGCGGCCACGAAAGGACGGCGCTAGATCCCATGGCGACGTCACCGATCAGCCCCACCACTCTGATTCCGGGGTACGCACCCATCGTCGCGGGTGCGCCCCGGCGTCGCCTCATCCTGTCCGTCGAAGGACTGGAGAAGGAAGGCAAGACGAATTTCGCGCTCACCGCGCCCGGCCCGACCGCGTACATGGACTTCGACGTCGGGCTGGAGGGCGTCGTCGAGAAATTCCTGCGCGGCCACATGGGTCTACCGCCGCGCGAGATCTATCGGCGCGTCGATCCGAAATCCGGGCTGCCCAACCCGTACCGCAGTCGGCACGCCAAGAAAGCCGATGCCGATGCAGAGTGGGGACAATTCGAGACCGACTACTACAACGCGCTGCAGCGGGCACGGACCACGGTCGTCGATACGGGATCCGCCGCATGGGAGCTGAAACGCCTCGCCGCGTTCGGGAAACTGACGCAGGTCATGCCGCACCACTACGTGGGCGCCAATGACGAGTTCCGCCAGATGATCAACGACGCGTACGACGGCGACAGCAACCTGATCTTTCTCCACAAGCGCAAGGCCGAGTGGAAGGAAGGCAAGGACGGCAAGGGCCAGAAAACCGGGAACTATGAGCGGTCGGGATTCGCCGAGATGGGCTTTCTGGTACAGGCCAATCTCGTCGCGTACCGGCTCGACCCGAACGCGCGCGAGTTCGAGGGCGATCTCGGGTTTCGGCTGTACATCCGGGATTGTCGCCAGAATCCCGAGCTGGCGGGCATGGTGCTCATGAACGACATGATCACGTTCCAGAATCTCGCCATGCTGATCGAACCCGACAGCGAACCTGCCGAGTGGGAGTAGGAGGTAGGCATGGGCAACGAGGGGACGGGCAACAAGTCGAGAATCGAGGACTGCCCGACATGCGCCGGGACCGGCAACTGCTGGATTTGTGAGGGGTCGGGACAGGTCGATGACGAAGATTGATCCCGTGCCCCTCCAATTGGATCGCCGTGTCGGGAGTGGCGAGCTGTACACCAGCCTGTCGAGACACCTGACGGTCGAACTGGTCACGCTGCCTGCCGCCGACATGGCGATCTTAGGCCGTGGTGTCGATGAGGCGCCGGTGCTGGTTGGCATCGAACGCAAACGCATCAGCGATCTGTTGCAGTCGGTCAGCAGCGGCCGACTGGTGGCAGGACAGTTACCCGAACTCGCCCGTCAGTACCATGAATGCTGGCTGCTGGTCGAAGGCGGCTTTCTGGTGAGTGAGAGTGGCGTCCTGCTCCGGCCCGGCAGGCAGGGGCAGCACACGCCGTACCGGCTCGGCCGGAAACAGTACTTGGCCCGCGACCTGTTCGCGTTCCTGCTGACGCTGGAGCACTGCGCGGGGATTCGGGTCCAGCACACCCGCGATGCCGAGGAGTCCGTCCAGTGGCTGGTCGCGTTGTACCGCTGGTGGACGGCGAAAGCGTTTGATGAACACCGCGCGCATCTGCGAATGGATCGCGCTCGCGATGCGGTCATGCTGCGTGAGTTCACGCTGGTCGAGCGCATGGCGGCCGAACTGCCGGGGATCGGCATGGATCGGGCACTGGCCGTCGGCGAGGCTTTCCAGACGCCGCTGCAGATGATCTGCGCCAGCGAGCAGGAGTGGCGCGCGATTCCGGGGATCGGGAAAACACTGGCGGCGGGAATCGTGCGAGCCCTGCAAGAAGGGAACACGGTATGACCGCGAAGAGAGACGCGGCGATCCGATCACAGGATGCGGACGCCCCGGCAGGCGCCCGAGCGCAGTTCAAGGAATGCGGAGCGGTTGACGGCGGCTTTGTGTGTGGACAAGCCGCCGGGACGTGCCGTCTGGAACATGTCGCCTTTTGGGATGATGGCTTCGTCGCGCATCGCTGGCCCGCCTCCCCCGACGCCGGGACGGAGGGGCCGACCGCGTATACGCCCAAGCATTTTCAGGATTACGCGGCATCGCTCGGGAACGTCGCGGATGATGAGGCGTGCATGCTTGCGCTGTCGGCGCGGGAGCGGCTTGTCGATATGCTCCTGTTCGCAGCCGATCATCTCCATCCTCCCTCCCCCGATCTCTCCTCCCTGCGGGCGCTGAGTCAGCAGTTGAAGGGAGCAGGCCGAACCCACTACGACCCAATTCCGCGAGCGTGCTTCATGGAATGCGCGAAGCGACTTGACGCCGCCCTCGATCGCCTCGAAGGGAAGGGATAGGCCCATGAGTAATAAGACGTGGTTGTGTGTCGAGTGTCACCAGGCCATTCCGCTGCCGACTAGCGATCCGATGCGCTGTCCGACGTGTCGAAAGCCGCCGCTCCCGCCTGACGCGGATGGCCCCGCTAAAGCGCAGAACTTAGACATGGGAAAGTCTGTTCTGCCTATTTCGATGTATGAGGCCGAGGGTATTGCGCGGGGGATTCAAGCTATGAAAGAGGGCCGCATCAAATCGTTGGAACAGATCAACGCTGAGGCTGACGCGGACGGCCCCGCGCAGGGGCAGGGGGAGATCGTGATCATCGATGGCCCCGGCAGCAAGCTCCACCGCGCCATTGTGGAGAAGGAGCGCGAGCCAAAGGCCGCTGCGGAGCCTTCCGCTGGCGATGGGCATGGAAATAAGCTCGCGCGTTTCCCGTACCGCCCCACGCACGCCTCGCCGTACGCGCGCGCGCTCGCCGCGTTCTACCGGCGCGCGATTATCCCGGCCGACCATCCCACCGCTTGCTGGGGCTGGTCGGGCGCCGTCTCGGAAAAACGGGGCGGGGCGCGGCGCCCGGCGCTCTATCTCGGCAACGGGCGATCCCAGCAGTGCACGCTGCACGCCGCGCGGTTCATTCTCTGCATCGTGACGCGCAAATCCATTCGCGATCCCTATGTCCTGACGCACGAGGCCGGGCACACCTGCCACAACGAGACGTGCGTGAATCCCCGGCATCTGCGCTGGGTCACGAGGAGTGAGAATGAGCAAGACAAGCACCGCTGATCGTGTCGAATCCGGCCGCGAGCGGTTTCCGAACGACGAGACCCCCACGATGGTGTTTGAGGGTTGGTGGCAGCGGCAGGCGCCGCGTCTGATGTCGCGCACGAATACGCCGACCCGCGAGTACGTCCGTCCCGGTCAGTTAGAGGATTTCAAGGAGATCGACTAAATGCCGCGCAGAGCAAAGCAGGATCGCGAGTTCTACGAAACGCCACCGGGGTTCACGCGCGTCCTGCTCGATCACCTGCACGTCGGGTCGATTCATCCGGTGTACGGGCGCAAGATCCTCGACACAGAGCACACGATCTTCGAGCCGATGGTCGGGGATGGGGCGATCGTGCGCGTCCTCAACGAACGCGGGTTGTACAACGTCCTGACGAACGATCTCGACCCGGCTCGTGACGCCCACACGCATTTCGACGCGGCGGTACCCTGTTCGTGGGAAGCGCACGGTGTTGACGAGATCGACTGGACGATCTTCAACCCTGCGTTCTCGGTCGCGATTCACGCATGGCGGCAGGCGTACGCCTGCTCCCGCCGTGGTGTCGCGATGCACATCCGACTGAGCTACGAGGAGCCGAGCGTCGAGCGCGAGGATAACCTGATCAACTATCCATGGCAGGGGCGCATCGTCCTCCCCCGCTATCAGTACGACCCGACCGCGAAAGGGACGGATAGTGTCACCTGCTGCTGGCTGATCTGGATCAAAGGTGAGAGTGAGCAGTGGTCGGTCGTCGCACCGCGATCGACGAAAGACGAGACGTTCTGATGGGACGCATCGTCCTCGGTGAAGGCGCACTGCCCGCCCGCTGCCTGTTCATCGGCGAAGGGCCGGGTGAAGCGGAAGATCGTACTGGACGCCCGTTCATGGGCAAATCCGGCGACGTGCTCGATCGGTACTGGGGCCGGGGCGGGGTGCCAGCCAGAGAAGATGTGTACCTGACAAATGTGGTCAAGGTCAGGTGTGTCGATGCGCGTGGCAAGAACCGCAAGCCGACCCAAGCGGAGATCGATGAATGGGCGCCGATGCTCGACGACGAGATTGAGGCGTGCCGTCCGCAGGTGATCGTCACGATGGGCGCGACCGCGACCAGTCTGTACCTGCAGCACGATCTCGATTCGGTGCATGGTATCCCACACAGGATCTACGACGTCGAGGATCAGGGCGTCTCGATCGTGATCTTCCCGACCTACCATCCGGCAGCGAGTCTCCACGATCCCACGCTGCAGGCGCTCCTGACGTACGATTTTCAGCAGCTGGGGAAGTTTCTGAAAGGCGAACTGCAGGCGCGCACCATCCAGACGCCTGACCTGACGATCGCTGACGGCTGGGTCGGGATGAACGTCACACAGCCCGATCGCATCTACGCGGCACTCGATACGGAAGGCTGGGCGGATGAACCGTGGGGACTGAGCTACTGCGATACGCCATGGCGCGGACAGGTGGTGCGCGCGTCACAGGAATGGATGATCGACAGTCTCGCGGATCTGCTGCGCAGTCGCGAATACGGAGTCGAGGCGATCCTACACTACGCCTTACATGATCTCCCTGTCCTGCGCGCGCTCGGCATCGATCTGGTCGAGATGGGCATCCCGATCCACGACACGATGGTGGCGTCCTATCTCCTCGGGCTGGAACCACGCGGCCTGAAAGCCCTTTGCTACCGCCATCTCGGCATGGAGATGGACAGCTACGAGGATCTGACACGAGAGGCGGAACAGCGTGTCACGTTCCAGTACCTCACTGATCTCATTGCTGGTCTGCCTGACAAGCCGATCCCGAAATCGAAACGGCGCAAAGGGGAGATCGTCGACGATTCGCCCACGCTGGTGGATCTCGGCAAAGCGAAAGATCTCCTGATCAAGATGGTCAGCAAGTCCGACGACGGCCTGCGTAAACGCTGGCTGGAAGGACGCGCGCGTGAGATTCTGGTCGGCCAGTACGGGCTGCCCGACATGCCGCGCACCACACTAGATGATGTCGAAGATCAGGATCGCGTCATCCAGTACGCCGGGGCAGATGCCATCGGCACACGCGGCATCTTCTTCCCGCTGATGGAGCAGATCGACGCGTACCAGCTCCGCGACTGCTACGAGACCACAGTCGGCATCATTCCCATGGTCGATCGCATGCAGCAGATCGGCATGCTGGTCGATCGCGGGCATTTCGAGGCGCTGGGTCCGGTGCTCGAAGCGCGCGGTGAGGAGCTGGACGCGCAGATCGAACAGATGATCGGGGTCAGGATCAACTGCAACAGCGGCGATCAGGTCGCGCCCATTCTGTTCGATCGGTTGAGACTCCAGCACAAGGCGCGCAACATCCGGCTCAAGAAAACCGACGGTGGGCGGTACAGCACTGATGACAAGACACTGGAAGCCCTCGAAGATCTACACCCGCTTGTACCCCTGATCCGGCAACGCCGGGAAGTGACCAAGCTGAAAGGGACGTACGTCGATCCCGCCGCTGCGTGGATCGCGGCCGACGGTCGACTGCACCCCACCCTCAAGCTGACGGCGACCGACACGGGGCGGCTGGCGGCCGAAGATCCCAATATCCTCGCGTTCCCGAAGCACAGCGAATGGGCGAAGTTGATCCGCTACGGCTTCATCGCGGCACCGGGACACCTGCTCATGTCGTGCGATCTCGACCAGATCGAGCTGCGCGTCCTCGCCCATGACGCGAACGACCGCAACATGATCGCGGAATTTCTGAGCGGGCGCGACAAGCACGCCTCCACCGCCGCCCTCATCTTCGGCCGGGACTACGACGAGCTGTTCAGTGCATACAAGTCAGGAGATGGGGAAGCGGGCGAACAGCGATTCGCCGCCAAAGCGGTCAATTTCGGCACCGTCATGGGGATTACCGCACACGGGCTGCGTGATCAGTTTCATAAAAACGGGCAGTTACACTGGACGACGGATGACTGTGAACGCCTGCTGGCCGAGGGGGGGGTGGCGTCCCCCGAGGCCAGCCAGTACCAGTACGACAAGCATGCCGAAGCGAGACGGTACGGGTACGTCCGCGATATGTTCGGGCGGCTCCGGTGGATCGACGGGGTCCATTCGGACGATCCCTATGTGATCGCGGGTGCCGAGCGCATGGCGCAGGCGACGCCGATTCAGAGCGGCGCGCAGGGGATCATGCAGCGGATTATGTGCGCGCTCTGGCCCCATCTCGTCACGCTGCGGCGGCAGTACTGGGTCGAACCCTTGCTGCAGGTACATGACGATCTGATCTTCGAGCTGGAAGAACCGGCACGGGATACGGTGCGTGATCTCGTCTTGCATCACATGAGCAATACCGTTACCCTACGGGTGCCGGTGACGGCGAAACCAACCTTCGGACATAGCTGGGGAGAGCTGTAGAGATGCCTTTTACCGACGCCCAACGCGACAAACTGGAAGTCCTGACGACCAGACGGCAGCTCCATGCCGCGCGCGCGAAAGATGAAGCGGAAACCGTCGACAAGCTCACCGCCGAGATCAAGGAACTGCTGGCGGAGGCGGGAGAGACGGGCGCCGATCTCGACCGCTGGAAGATCACGCTCAGCACCAGCGGGCGTTCGTCGATCGACAAGAACCTGCTGCTGCTCGAAGGGGTCGATACGGACATCATCGAGCGTGCGACGAAAACGAGCGTGAGTACGAGCCTCCGCGTGACGGAAAAGAAAGTCGAGTAGCGTCATGCTGGAGACGGCGATCCTGCTGGGGGATGCCCGGCGCATCGAACTCCCCGACCAGTCCGTCCACTGTGTCGTGACCAGCCCGCCGTACTTCGGGTAACAATATACTTGACTGACCGGAATAACACGGTACCGTCTAAGTGTTGAGCCCAGAAAGACAGGTTTCAATAATTGTTACCGAAAGAACCAACTAATTGGGTAGAACTGAGTTCATGCTGGCATTCAGGTATTCCTGTTGAATTACTGCCGCCGATTGTCATGGTAGGCGTCTACGCGGACGAAAGCGACGACGGGACAACCTACGCTCTTGCGGGCTGGCTCACTTCTCCGCACGGCTGGAACCATCTAACCCCTCGCTGGCGCGAGATGCTCGCAACTACTGCGATGCCTGATGGTTCACCCATGCCTGCATTCCATGCGGCCGAGATAGTTGACCGGGAGAACATCAAAGGGAGCCGATTTAAGGGGTGGTCCTTCGACGATGAAAAGGCCGTCTTTACAAGAGCGGTTGACCTGATTGTTGAACAGGCTGAGAAGGGCCGGTTAGAGAGAGTTGGGGTCAGTATTCATGTGCCTCGTGCCGTGGATTGGACGCGTGATCGGGATACAGCCGTATGGATGTTGTTGTTCGGTCGGTTGATGTCCACCATCATTCTGGCCTACACACAACAACGCTCATTCACTTTCGTCTTCGACAACAAGCCAAACGTCAGAAAGCACGTCAACTATTTTTTCGATGTTGTACACGAGCGGATGAACAAAGAAACGCCTGGGTACTTCGCCGACAACCCTTACGGTTTTGCGTGCGATGAGAGAGAGCCGCCGCTACAAGTTGCTGACCTGCTGGCGTACGAATGGCGAAAGCGCTCATCGGATCGAATCCTGGCGCCGAACAAACGCCCGCGACGGTCGTATGAGCGGCTAAAGGCGGCGACTAAAGGTCATATGCTTTATTACGGGCCTGAGTCGGCTAAAGAGATTATCAGCCGCATTCAGAGCGGGGAATCAGTTATCCCGACGATGCTTGCTTGTCCGGCGGATGAGGATTAGCTCTACGTGATCGAAGGATGCCCACTGTCGCAGTGACGATGCCGAGCGCCAGAAGTTCTGTCGCGAGCACACCGTACCCGATGCGGCCCTTGCGCCATACGGTGTAGTAAGGCCCGCCATTTGATCCTTGTGCCGCGATCTGCTCGGGCGGAGGCGGCGCGGTCTAGAGCGGCAGGATCTTGCCCGACCCGCTCCCGCCGAACGCGGCCGTCCTGAGCGTCAGCAGCCGCTCGCCTTTGACGTTCGCATTGACGCCTGCCACCTGTGCCGACAGCTGCCCCTGTCCCGTCTCCAGCATCGTGATCCGCGTCTCGATGACCGTCAACTTGAAATCCTGTTCATCGAGTCGTTTTAGGATCAGATCCAGCCGCGCCAGCACGGGATCGGGACCGCCGGGATCGGGATCGGGATCAGGAGTCGGACCGGGATCGGGCACACCCCCACCAACGTGATCGCGCGCGACGACGGCAATGAAGTGCTGCTGTGGGATGTAGTGGTACTCGGGATCGGGACTGAGACTGGGGCTGCCGGTCCCGACGCCCAGCAGCAGATCCCACGACTCCAGCCCCATGCTGACCGACTTGAGCGCGAGGCTGTCCTTGCTCGGCGGGTTCGTCGGGCTACTGGCTTTGATCCCCCATGCCGAGTCGGTGTCGAGCGGGTGATCGTGCTTCACCTGGTCGAGCGGGTGATCGTGCTTCACCTGTTCGGCGACGCGCTTCGACCAGTCGCGGCAGCGATCCTCGAAGGCGTCCTGACTCTCGCCGCTCGATTTCTGCGGCACGGGAAACGCAGTCGCAAACCGGCCGATGGTGGCTCGGACGTCATCAGGCAGGCTCGCCATCAGACCCCTCCCCAGAACTTGACGAGGATCGCCACCAGCAGCACGAACACGGCGGTCCAGAGCGGCGCCTTGCCCGCCGCGCTCGCCACCGTCAGGAGCAGCGCGATCAGGATCAGGACCAGAAACAGATTCATAGCAGTCTCCTTACTCCCAGCACACTGGTGGCCGGGAAATCTTCGATACTGACCGTATCCCCTTGATTGCCGCCGAGCAGGTAGACTCGCCCCGCTGAGACCTCGTACTGACCGAACAGGCCCACATGCCCCGGCGGCCACGTCCCATCGGCATTCGGCGTCACCTGCGGACTCGCGCCCGGCCCCGTACCCCGCTTGAGCACGACGACATCGAACCCCGGCCGGGCGTCGGCGAGCGGCAGCGGCGTCCCCACGCGCAGCCACGAGCGCGCCGACAGGTGCTTGCTGCGCGGTAGCCGCAGCTGCCAGCAGATGAAATTCAGGAACGCGCTGCACCACGGGACGTCATCACCTGCAGGCCATGCCTGATCGAGCTGCAGCATGCCGAGCACGAAGGGATTGGACGCGGCGCCGGGGACTTCCTTCGTCCCGACCCAGCGTTCTGCGAGACTGTAAGCGGTAATTTCCATGCCGATCACCGATCCTCATCCGGGTCGAAGTCGAGATCGCTCGACCGATACGGGACGCCCAGCCGCCCCATGATGCGACTCAGTTTGACGTCCATGGTGCGCGTGCGTTCGTCGATCCGGCCGATCGCGTTGCCCTGATCGTTGGCTTTCAGTTCGCAGGCGGCAATGCGATCGTCGCGACGTTGAAATTCGCTGGCAATGAGATCCTTCATGGCGTCAATCCGCCCTGATTGCTTGGAGGCCCAGAAAATCCCCCCGGCGATGGACGTGACAAGCGCCACCACTGTCGCCTGTTCGAGATTCATGCGTCATCGCTCCCGTGAACGCGATGCACGTCCCACGCGGGCAGGCCGGGATCGTGTCGCGGAAGTGGTTGGACGTCCAGTGGACTTGCGCCGCAGCAGGTACTCGTTCAGGCCGGGGATCCGCGCGACCAGCGGCGCGAAATGACTGTCGCGGGTGTCGTACACGGAAGGGGAGTCACCGCCGGTCGCTTCACTGAGATCGCGCGGGATCGCGCGCTGCAGCATCTCGCGCAGGCTCGGGATCTCAGGTGTGGGCAACGTGTCTTGGAACCCGCGCACGACCGCGCTACTGACGGTATGCGGGCTGGCATCTTTCGACTGGGCCGCGCGTGACGCGACATAGGCGAGTCCGGCAGGCACCGCCATAGGTCCAGCCGCGATCGGCGCGACGTCCCAGAGGCGGCGCTCCCAGCTCCCTTCCGGCGCCTCGGCCGACTGCTCACCAGCAGCAGCGGCGATCATGGCGGCAATCGCACCCAGTCCCTGTTTCTTGGCCGCCTGTTCCAGCGTCAGACCGCGCATCTTGCGCACACTCGGCAGGAACCCAACCCCCGGCGTCGCCTCCATGCCGCGCTCCAGCGCATTCATGATGGTGCGCGCGAACGGCAGGACGACTTCGCCCACAGCACCCGTCTTGAAGTGCGCTTTCAGCAGCCCCTTGCCCAACCGGGATCGCGGGGTACCTGTCAGCACTTCCTCGGCCGCTTCCTGCGGCGTCCGGCCGCTGCGCACGAGCACGTCCTTGGCGGCTTCGTCAGCCGCCCCCAGCACACGACCGGGGAAGCGCAGCGGGTTGTACAGCGATCCCGCACCGGAGGTGCCCGACCGGTACCGGCCCGGGGCACCCCCGGCTTTGAACCCTGCCTTGGCCGCGTCGAGCGTCTGTTTGCTCAGGGCATTGCGTGCCACCGTGCCCAGATCGCCGCGCTCCAGCGCGTTCATGAGCACGCTGCCTGCGCTGCCGGTCGTGCCCTTGAGCATCGTGATGGGCGAACTCAGCATGCTGCCGTACTGCAGCGTCGCGAGCGCACTGGGGCGACGCAGCGCCATGCCCGCCAGCGCGCCTGCCGCTGCGCCCCCAACCATACCGACTTGATCATCGTCGTCGAGGTACGCGCCGAGCGGGGCACCGATGACCGCCCCGGCGGCCGGACTCGCGATGTCGAACAGCAGATCCTGCGAGATCGCGCCACGCTCGCTGTTCGGGTCGGTCAGGACGTCCCAGCGATCGTCCAACTCAGGGATCCGATCCGCTTTCTCCAGCACCTTGCGTTCGTGCCGCACGAAGTCATCGAACCCGAGTTTTGGCCGCTGCGGCGTCTCGATCTGCGTGCGCTCGAAGGCGTACTTGTCCAGCAGCGTGCGCAGATGACTCTCGGGCAGGCTCGGGAACCGCGTGCGCGCCTGTTCGAGACTCGGGAGATCATCGGGCGCCAGATCCTCATACCCTGCCGCCCGCCGATAGGCCGCGACTTGTTCCGCTGTATAGCGCGGCTTCGTGCCGCCCCCGCCTGCTTCGCGGATCGCCGCTTCCAGCTTGGCGCGACGGGCGCGGCGGCGCGCGGCGGGGCTGGGGCGCGTGGGCGGGGGTGTCGGTTCCGCCGCCCGCGCGAGTTCCTCCGGTGTGAGCGGCGCGTCGAAGGCGGCAGGCGTGGACGGCTCACGCGATCCGAGACGCGGGGCTTCGTACTCGGTCGCCTCGCCCAGTACTTCCCGCCGAATCGCACGATTGATCGACTCGCGGTACTCCTGTGCCAGCCGCTGCGCCTCGACCGGCGTGACACCGAGTTGACGCGCGATCCCTTCAAAGTTCTCCGCACTTGGCGCGTCCGAGAATCCAGCCCCGCGTGTCCCCTGCTGTGTGATCGCTCGCCGTGAACGACCCCACGCGGCATACAGGTTCTTGTGCAGTTCGTCGGGAAACGTGACCGCGACATTCCCATGCACCCCGCGTCCGATCTGGAGTCGACGACGGGGCAACGGATCTGGCTCGAAAACGGGGACGGTCTCGGGGTCTGGTCCGTTGGACGGGGCGCGACTCGGGACGGACGTGTCCCGCACAGGCAGCGTGGGATCGGTCGTTCCCAGCGACGGCGATCCCGAGGGACCGCTGGCCGCGCCCCGCCCAAGAGTCAACCGGGTCTGCAGGAGCCGCTGCGCCTCGGTCAGATCATCGGGCAGTCGGCCCACTTCGGGGACGGGTTCACGCGCCAGCACCTCAGCAGCGGGTGTGCCGCGCGGATATCGAATCTGCCCCCGGCGCGCCCGCACGCGGCGGATGACGTCGGCGGCGTGTTCGGGGCCGCCAATCTTGGCCGGGTCGAGACCGGGACGAGCCACAGGCGCTGCCGTGTCGACAGCGGGTGGGGCATCGACCGCTCGTGCCGCCCGCCGTCCCGCGATCTTGTGTACCAGCGCACCACCCGCTGATCCCAGTACCCCACCCATGCCTGCCGCTGTGACCAGTCGCCCGGCGTCGAACTCGCCATCACCGAACTGTTCGGCGCCTTCTGACGCCGTACTCATCAGCGCGCCTTTCCCCCCACCCTTGATCATCGACCACAGGGCTTTGCCCGCCGTCCGAAACGGGATGGCGCCCAGCGCCCCCTGCGTCATCACCTGCGTCCAGTTGATGTCGTCTCGATGCTCGGCGCGCTGCGCCGCGAGTTCGCCGCCTGCCCCGGCCACGGCACCCGCGATCGGATTGGGGATGAGACCGGACGCCACCCGAATGGCCGTCGGCAGCCAGCCGCCGCGCTCCTCGTCATCGGCAGGGGACGGCGTCGCGCGCCGGGACGGCAGGGTACTGGGTGGTGGGACGGCTCGCGCCTGACGTCGGGCGGCGATGCGCTCGCGCAGCTCCTGAGACATGGGGTACCGGCTACTGGCCGCCGCGCCCGATGATCGCCATGATCTCCTCGTCGGTGAGATCGGGATTCTCATCGAGGAGCTGGTCGATCATGCTGTCGAGATCGTCGCCGCCGCCGGGTCCACCGGGACCAGCCTGTCCCGCCATGCCGGATTCGAGCAGCCAGTCATAGAGCGCGGCCAAGCCGGGATCTTTCGGCCGCTCGCCGGGGCGCAGGGCACCCGAGTTGTACAGGCTGTTGAGTGTGTTGGCGCGATCGAGACGGTCAGGGCCGGGACGGGTCGACCGGATACGCGCGGCATCACGAGTGGCGGCGGCGCGCTGCTCGGCACTGTAGCGGCTCGCGCCCGCGCCGATCTCCGCTTCCTGAATACCGGCCGCCGCTTTGATCCGTTCGATCAGTTCCTTGACGCGCGTCTGTTCCTCACGCATCTTGACGGCAGAGGGGACGAACGCGGTGGCCGCCTCTGTCTCGGCGGCATCGAGTACCGGCTGCCGTTCGGACGCCACCCGCCCCGTGCGGATGGAGTCGAGCAGACTGGGCACATTGGGATCGCCGGGCATCCGGCCGACCGCGAGCGCGCGTGACGGGTCGGCCACGCTGGCGACGGTGCCGCCGCGCGCCCCACGGGCACTGACGCCACCACCCTCGCGCATGTCCTGAAAGTCCGCAGGCGCGAACACGGGCAGGTCGGGATCCCGGCGTGGCCCCTGCACCGTGATCCGCCCACCGGAGATCGGCGCCGCCGGGCGCTCCAGCATCGACAGGCGACTCAGGCGGCTCGGGCGCGACTCGACCATCGGCCCGACCCGAAACCCTTTACCATCGAAGGCCGCTTCGGCTTCCGTGTGCTCCAGTGCGTCAAAAAATTGACCGAAGCCCGATCCCCGCAGCGGGTCGTTGGCGCCGCGACGTTCGACCCGGCCACGCGCCTCTTGATCGAGAAAGCCCTGTCGCGCGATCCCGGCATAGGCGTCCTCGCGGGCCGCGTCCGCGCGCGCGAGGGGATCCAGCGCCGTCTGCTTGTGCCGTCCGGCGCGTTCGAGCATCGAGAGTCGAGAGGGCATCGCCATCAGTACACCCGTCCTGTCCGTCGCGCCATGCGGCTGAGCGCGGTCCCCTGCTGCGGGAACTGGCGCGTGCCCAGCGGATCCCCACCGTCCATGCCGCCCGTGTCCATCCAGCCCGCCGGGGGATTACCTGACGCCCCCGACAGCATCGAAAGGGCGGAAGGATTGCTCGGGACGCCCGGCGAGGTCATCCCGCCGCCCGGTGACATACCGGGCGAGGGCACGGAGGTACCAGTCTCCGGGGAGGTCGGCGTCGGTGGTGGGGATCCCGAAGATGGGGCGGTCGGGTCCATGAGATCGCTCGCGCCAAATGCCTTGACCAGCTCGTCGTACCCCGCGCTCGCCAGATCCCGATTCCCCCATGCCCCTGCCTCCTCGCGGCCGACGATCTCCCCCAGTGTGCCGCCCTTCTGCGCCTCCTGCAGCCGCTGGAGCATGGATGCCGACAGGGCCACTAGTACCGCGCTCCCTGCGCCAGCAGATCGAGCAGACTGAGCCGACGGCGCTCCCCGCGCTCGACGCCACGTTCCCGCGCGGCGAAATCGCGATCCTCGACCGCCTGCTGCCGCTGCAGCCCGGCCAGTGCCATCTCGGTGTCGGCGTCCAGCAGATCGCCTGATTGATCCCCGATCACGTCCTTGACCAGTCCCTCGTACAGACTCGACCCGAGGATGCCGCGATCAATGGATCGCGCTTCCAGCGCCTTGAGCCGCCCGGCCGTGCGTTCGGCCGCGCGATCCTGTACTTGGGTCCGCTGCAGCGCGAGGCCATCGGACGCAGGCGTCTGGACGGGATTCGAGATGATCCCGAGCTGGGCGGGGGCGCTCCCGGTGGCCGACGGGGTGGGCAGCGGACTGGCATCGCCGCGCGCCATCCGCAGGAGTTCGTCCTGCATGGTCGCCGCCCGGTCGGATCGCGTCTTTTCGATCCCGAACCGCTCGCGCTCCAGTGCATCCAACGCCTGCGACCGGCTGCGCTGGAACTCGCGATCCGTCTTGTCGAGATCGAGCCGCTGGCGGTCCAGATCCATGTCGAACGCGGTTCGCTGGTTGGCGAGTTCGCCCGCGCGCGTCCCGGCCAGCCGCTCGCGGCCGGTCAGATCGTCAGGAATCGGTGCACTCGGCGCACTCGGCGTGCCGAATCGCCGGTCGATCCACGGCGTGCGCATGCCGAACCCGCCGGACCGTGCAGGCGCCTTAGAGGTGCGCACGTTCGGCAGCAGAGAGGTGGAGCTACGGCCATCATGCATAAGAGCACTCCCGTGACAACAGGCAACGGTGGATCGAGTATACGCGCGTCATCGGCTACCCGCCATCGGTCGGACGGGGCGACGTCGACCGGCGCGGGCGCGGGACGGGGGTCCGTCGCGCCGCCGGTTCGAGGCCGACTGGGACGCTGGGCGCCGACGGCGCCGACGGCGGCTGTCCTGACGGCGCGGATCCCCGGCCTGATCCCGCGTCCGATCCGCCGTGGATCTTGTCGTCAATGATCCGCTCGACCTGTTCACGCGCGGCGTTGACCAGCGTGCGGCCGATCCATTTCAGGATCTTCTTGATCATGGCCTACCCCCGTCAGCGCCCGAGTTGTCGGTCCCGATCGACCTCGCGCTTGACCTGTGCCTCGGTCGCGCCCGCCGGAAGTTCCAGCGCCTTGAGCAGCCGCAGGCGCCCCTTGTACTTCGTCCAGAGCGACCAGCCGAACGCGACCAGCGCCGCGACGGCGGCGGTCACGTAGGTGCTGGCATCGGCATCCGTCCAGATGCCTTTCGAGACGAGGTAGCCCGCGAGAATGGTCAGCACATGCCGCAGAATGGCGCCGATCGCCGCAGCAAGGGTCGGGTTCATGGAGTCTCCTTATAACGAAATCGCGATGATCCGAACAACCGAACGGCCACGAACATGGACGCGGCATCATCTGGTGAATATTGCGCCACGCAGATCATGAGGGCACGGTCAGCGGCCAGCCGGTCGGGTTCGGCACCGCCGATAGCATACGCCTGATCATGCGCAA